AGAACAAGCAACCAAAAACGACACAGATAATGGAACGCAAACCGTGGCAACAGAAGGCGGGAACGCAGACAGTTCAAAAGATTCCGGTCAGTAGCGGCCCGATCCCTCACAAAGTAGGTAAGGGAACGAAGAAGCCTGCTGATTTCATCGCAAAAGCTATTAAGTAACATGGCAAAGCAAAAGATTCTTACAATAGAGCACAAGGACTCGCTGGTACGTGACGATATCACGCAGGAAGAGTTTGATGGCTTACAGCCACGCATTCAGCGAATGTATAAAGTGGTAAAAGAGCGTGACGCAGCAGAAGCCCCGGCGGAAGTTGCTAAACCAAAATAATCGGGAACCCTACCGTACAGGGGAAAGAGTTTGGGTTGACTACCCGTAACAGGTCTTTTCAAAATAATTAAACCACTTGGCAGAAGTGCCGTAAACTTTTGGGTGTGAATCCCGTATCATTCTATGGAACTAAACGAAGTTGCTAAAAACTTGCTGGCCGCGATTCTCAATGTAAGCCCCGATAAAGTGGCTGAAATGGCAGAGTCAGAAGAAGCGGAACAGCAATTCAAGGAACTGAACGCAACGAATTTGAAAAAGAGGTTTGACGACGGACACAAGAAAGGAGTCAAATTTTCATCCAAAGAGTATATTGCAGCATTAAAATCGTCTTTGGACGTAGATGTGAGCGGTGAATCCCCGGAAGATATTGCAAATTCGATCAAGGAAGCGTTATCAGACCGCGACGCAGACGATATTTCGGAAGAAGCTGTAAAGGCCCACCCGTTATTCAAAGCGGAATCGGAGAAAAGCCTCAAACTTGAACAGAGTTTCAATAAAGAGGTAGAGAAGAAAGCGAAGGTGTTAGTAAAGGAAAAGGAAACAGAGTTTGAAAGGAAGCTGAAAGAAGCCAAGCGAAGCGGGTTTTTAACCGAAGCGGAAATGGCGGCAGAAAAGTGGCTCACTGAAAACAATGCAATCCTTTCCCCTGATCCCGAAAAGCGCAAGAAGCAGATCAAGGAACTCGCTAAAAAGCTGGATGCCTACGATCTGGACAAGGATGAAGACGGTCAATTCTTGATCAGCCAAGGCGCAACCCCGGTACTGAATAAAGAAGGCCACAACGCAAGCCTGTCAGACGTTTTTCAGGAGTACGACTACCTTTACAACTTCCAAACAGTTCAGCAACGCCAAAGCACAGGCATTAACCCAAATGCTCCGTCAAGCGGAAACAATGGGTTTAAGCATTACAAAGGTGAAGTTCCAAAAGATGAAGCAGGGATGAACGAATTGCGGACTAAGAAGCTTTACGGCGAATTGACCGCAGACGCATACAAGGAAGTTGAGGCGGCTTATGTAGCCAGCAAAACAGCGTAACTTAAATGGCACTTGGAGACTTTTCACCATCAGCAATGCCCAAGCTCCTTGTGAGTCTGGATGATGCAACGACCGATTCACGCGTTCAGCAGCGTCAAGACCTGATGCCGGAATTGGGGATCATTGAAATGATCAAAAATATTGAAACCGCAAACTGGAATTCAGTTCGCCCGGCAGATCGTTATTGCGAAGAGTTTGACGTTGCATGGCTTGAAGAAAGCGACACCGAAGCGGTTGTAGCAACAGGGCAAACGATGATTCACCGCCCCTTGTGTACAATCGATGGGGAAGAGCTTCAATCTGTTAAAACGTCCTACAAAATTGACAAAACCGTAACATCTACCCTTAAAGTTAAGGATGAGGATTGCGGCAATATGTACGATTGGAACTCGAAAGTTCAACTTGGACTGAAACAGAGCTTTAAGAAACTGCTGGTTGGTTTGGCGCAAGCCCTTCCCGCTTACGTGGATGCTTATTCAGGCGACAATCAATTGAATACGGCAGGATGGAACGGCCAGGCATGGAACATTGGTTCGGCCAACGGTGCGTTTACCGAAATCGAGCCTTCGGATCTGACAGCAAACAAAGTCATTCCTTATTTGACAATGCTTGCTCAGATGAACAAACTACAAAGCCCAGGTATCGTAGACGGCGGGTTGCTGTTTATGGACTACTGGAATGCACAAGCACAGGCCGGAACCGGAGCGGGGGACATTGGCAATGCCAACTTCTGGGCTCTGTGGAAAAACCGTTACGAGCTTGATGTTGTGAACATGGCAGCCGCTGGCTACCTGAACGCGGCGTTTGTGATTGATCAAGGTGCGCTTGCTTTGCCTATCGTTTCTTTCTTCCCACGCTTGGGCAGCGGAGAAAACGAAGTTGTGGCGAACAAATACATTTACTCTGTGCCTATCCCAGGTTACACACTTGGAGGCAACCCGGTTTATGTGGATATCACCTACACCAGGGCAGAAGAAGCAATCGCAGGCGGATCAGGACGTTGCCAAATCGTTCACACATTCCACATGCAATTGAAATTCAACCTGTGGCGTGCTCCGAAATACACTAGCGACACCACTACCGGTATCGTTACGTTGAAAGCTGGCGCGGCAGTATAAACATAGCTTATGGCTTCAACCTGCTACGACGTTTGGAGGAAACAGATTAACTCCAAAGGACAGTTAAAATGGGTGAATGAGGGACGTGCGCCAGACGGTGCATGTCCTGACTGCCCACAAGCACAGTACCCGGCAGCCGGAACTTGGAACGGATATACCGCTGGTTGTCAGAATGGCAGCATTGTCAAATTTGTTGCAGACGGATCGGGCGGATTGATGCCGGGAGACGTGATTCAGGCAAGCGGAACGCCCAAAGCTATTGCAGCTTGCAATAATAGTTGGTATATTGGCACCGGCCCAATAAGCAACTACTTTTAGATGACTGCAATTTCCGAAATACTTTTAGTCAACAAGGTATTCGAATTGATCGATTACCAACCCGAAACGGCGCAGAAGTTGTATCTCGATATGACGGAAAACGCCGTTTTTGATGCTTCTATGGTATCCGATAAGCGAGGGGATCTACTTGCTACTGAGGATACATCCTACATAAACATTGTCAATCAGGGACGGATAAGTGAAACCGCGTGGGCGACTACGTTTAGCAGTCAGGCGCAGGCTACGTTATCGGCGTTACAGGAAGATATCGCGGCAATACTTGGTGTAGATACTAACCAGTTCGAACCCTGGCAGTGTACGCGTTATTACGTAGGCGGCAAGTTTGATTATCACGACGATTGCGGAAATTGGGGGAGCAACGAACGCCTTTACACTGTGATGTATACCGTTCGCGCGGCTGATGTTGGTGGCGGCACTCATTTTGATCGTTTAGGGATCACGGTAAGTAGTCAGTTTGCAAAACTACTGATTTGGCGAAACCTAAATGAGGACTATCTTTGTGATGGAATGGCCCGTCACGCTGGTCTGCCCGTTGGCGGTGACGCTCATGAGCTGTTTGATGAGAAAATGATTCTTGTAACCTGGATAAGACGATTTGAATATGTACCCTGATTGTTTAAAAGATATTGTTGGCCTTGTCCGGGATGGTTCAAAATGCTTGGAAGGAACAACCATTTCCAATGTCTCCACAATCGATCTGTTTGTTGATCAAGATCCTTCGTATGACACATGCCGGTTTAAAGGCGGCGAGGTAATATGTAAGCTCATTGAATTGATGAACGACAGGCGCGAAGAGGCTCTTAAAGCCATTACGCGTGATGTTGGCGCTATCCTGATGGGTAAGGTTAAAGCCCGGACTGATTTTAGCACCTTTATAGGCCAGAACAGTTTCAGTAGTGACTACTCACCGAGCCTTGTTCCTGCCAACCCATCTATTGAGATTTACACAGAGTACCAGCCAGGCGCGTACATACGCATTGACCGGATTGCTTTGATGATATACCCGAAAGCGGGAACAATCACCGTGCCGCTTCAAATATACCGTGTGTACGGCGAGAATGATGCCGTGTTGATACATACATACAACATTGAGGTAGCGCGTCGCTCTACAACCTTAAATCCGGTCTTATCTTTCAATATCCCATGCGACGGCTTGACTTACCGTATTCAGTACGAATTCCATGAGCAAACGATGACTGTGCCAATGTCTAACATTGAGTGCGGCTGTGGTGATCAATTGAGACAAGCACGCGGATTCCGCCTTGTGAACAACCAGAAGTCATACGGAATAAGCCTGTGGGTTACCTACAAATGCTACGACGGGCAGGTGATCTGCAATTTACTTCGCGATGAGACGTACAGGCTCGTTATCGGGAATATGATCCGCCGTCAGATCCTTGTAATGATCATGCAGCGTATTTATGACAGCCAGGAGGTTAACCGGTACACCTTACTTTCATCGGAGGATATGGTCAACCGGATTGAGGCTTACAACCTGGAATACAATGAAAACCTGCGTTGGCTGTCAGAGCAACGAGAATACGATTTAGGGGACGGCTTTTGCCTGACCTGTGGGAGCGGCGGTAGTGGAATGAGGAAAGTTAACCTTTTGACGGGAGTGTAAAATTGCATGAGCCTTGACGAATTCATAGCAAAGATGAAGAGCGACATAGAGATTCTTACTCGTGCCGCGCCGTCTATGTCCAATGAAATCGCAGAGTCAAGCCTTACGATGATCAAAGACCGGTCAATCAACGAAGGTATCAACATTGACGGCAACGCTAACGAAAAGGCAGAGTATTCAACCCGCCCTACACGCACCGACAAATTCAGAAAGAATATTCTCAACAAAGCCGGGGATTCGTACATACAGGCCAATTTAATGGGTACATGGCACGGATTCAGAAAAGCACAGGGGTTAAGCAGTGCAAAAGTTAATCTGAGCTACACCAATGATATGTGGAGCAAAATACAGGTTCTTAGCACGAACGAAACATCACCCGGAAAAGCTGAAACGACTGTCGGCACTTACGACGCTGAGACTTGGAAGAAAATGCAGTCCAATGAGTTCCGCTTTGGTGAGTTCCTTGTCCCGCTTCCAGAAGAGGTTCAGCTTGCGGAAGAAGTTTTGCAGGAAAAAATACTTAAATTACTGCGGCAATAACAGTGTATATCAAGGTTCGAGATATAGTATCCAAGTGTACGGAGAAATCCGAGGGGATACGTGTCTACGAAAAATGTCAGTATTCGCTCTCTGAAAATATCATAAGCATTGACTTTGACGGGGTGATGCAAGTAACCGACGAATTTGTTTTTGCATTGTTAGGAGAGATTGCCAAGCAGGATAAAACCGTAATCAACCGCATTCAGTATGTCAGAATCCAGACTTATATCAAAACCCGGTTTAAAAGAGCGAGTAAGCGGCTCGCTTAAATGGATCAGGGCGTTTTTCCTTATCTGTCTGGCATATATTGTCATGTTGCTTGCCAGGGTGTGCGTATCGGTGGCAATTGTGCTGTTCGCGGTGGTGATGTTATTGTTTAACATACTGTTCGGATCGGTCAGCGCCGGTAATGCAATCATTGCCTTTGGCGAAGCACTTAAAAAACACAGGATATGACCCACGAAATTGCAAAGGTGCTTGCCGGATCATTGCGGCCCCTATATAATCAGGAGTTGATAAGCGTATTGGTGGGGTTGGTCAAGTTGGTTACGCAGGATCGCGACAACAGGACGATCCGATTCCCAATTCCTTATGACTTTGATGCTGCGGCGGTGCAAATGGAGAATGTGGATGTGATTCCAGATCAAAAACACAGGGCTATCGTATATTTTGAAGGGGATAGTTCAGATTTGACCTCCTTTGAGCCAAAGAGCAGCCGCGCCAGGACAGACTTGCGGCTTGTTTGCTGGTACAATAGCATGGCTTACCAAGTGCCGGATGGCAACAGGGAGACAATCCATGCGGTTCTTGTATCGCAGATCCTTACACACCTTAAAGCGGCAAGGCCAACGCAGAACGGGATCGTTGCGGCGTTCAAAATAGAGCCCACAAGGATTTATGACAGCGCACAGTCGCTGTTCACCAAGTATTCATACCACCAGACGCGCGGACAATACCTTCAATCTCCGTATTTTGCCTTCGGGATAGATGTTACAGTGACTTATCAGATCAATCATGGATGCACAACAACACTTATTGCTGTCGAGCCTGATAACTGCTGTTAGTATCGGCATCGCTTCGGGCGTAATGGGATCGGTTTACGTGTTTAAGCTAACACAGCCGGGGCATATATTAGGCGGATGGGCGCGTGTCCTTACAAACGTAGTAAGGTATATTATTAGCAAGACAACTAACGATGAATGGAAGCGCACCGAGCGGGAAGAGTACTGGTTAAAACCGGTTTTGACCTGTGAATTATGCGTTTCAGGACAGATAGCATTGTGGACGTGGGTTTATACCCTGTTTTATTCTTTCAGCTTTTTTAGCGTAACTTTTGGCTTAATTTTCTGTATATGTCAAGCAATCCTGACGGCGTGGCTGATAGCCAAGTTGGAGAAGTAGTAGAAACACCAATTATTCAGTTGCCCGACAAGACCCGGTTCTTTGAGGCTGGTGGGTGTAAGTACCAAGTAGAGGAAGAAATAACGGTAGGGCGCTATAAGCACTATCAGCAAATGGAAGTGCAGTTAGGTTTCACGGTTTCCTTTTCGTCGCTGGTGGATATGATGAAAGGGGCTTACTCCGCATTGAATGAACGTCGGGATGCAGACGCGGCAGTCCTGATAAAACAAATGCTGGAAGGAGCTACGCTTATCGTTGAGAAAAAACCAATTGCTTTATACGTCGCAACACTGTTTATTAACAGGCCGGATGAGAACCGGGCGGAATGGAGTCAGGCGCTGGCCGAGGAAAAGATTAAGCACTGGGAGAATATAGATGCCAATTTTTTTTTAGGGTCAGCTCTCGCGTGGGTGAGAAGATTTCCAGAGAAATACAAAGAAATAGCTCAGATGCTACAAAAAGTAAGTCAGGTAAAAAGTCAAATGGAGTCGTACGAGTAAGGCGGGATGAGGACGGCAATAAGGTCGAGATATACGCCGGACTGATGACACACATGAGGGAGGTTCACGATTACTGGTCACACATTCAGCAGTCATTGTCGGATGTGTTTTCGATAACAGAGCAGAACAGAATGAATATTATTGAGTTCCTGAGACATCAAAGGATTTGGGAAAAACGGGCCAGGCAGCGCTTGGAACACATGAAGTCGAAAAATGGCAAACGTTGAGAGTACCTATGTATTGGATATGGATCCTTTTCTGTCACCCCTTCGCAAGGGGGTTGCAGAATTGGAGTCTTTTAGAGATAAATTAAATGAACTATCAAACGACCCTTTTAAGGAGGCGACAAAAGGCGCTGGGGCGCTCGAAAAAGAGCTTACGGACAATACAAAGAAAGTTGTCGAACTGGAAGCGGTCACTACCCAATACAAGGAGGAAGTAAAGCAGCTTACCTCGGAACTTGCCCGGCAGAAAAAGGAAATGAAGAGCCTTGCCGACGCGAGTAAGTACAAACAGATGGAGGGGCAGGTAAAAGCCCTGAAAGAAGAAATCAAGAAACTTAACGGCGAGCTTCGCAATACCAGCAAAACCACTTCCGCCTTGTCTCGGATAAAAGGAGGGTTGCTTGGAGCGATTACAGGCAATTTGACTGGCGGCGGCGCGGGAACGCAGGCTGTTTCTGGGATATTAGGGGCGATCAATCCAGTATTAGGAGTTACCGCTGCGCTTCTTGGCAGCGTGGCGACCCGCGCTTTTGAAGCTACCGGGAAGTGGCAAAGTTATAGTGTAGCCTTAAAGAGCTCACTCGGCTCTCAGCAACTCGCTAACACAAATCTCTCTGTGTTGGAAGAATTGGCCGTTAAGTTACCTATAACACTTAATGAAGCTACACAAGCCTTTCAAATACTGGTCAATAGAGGGTTTAAGCCCACAAAAGATGAAATAAATAACCTGTCGGGGTTTGCTGCCGCCAATAATAAGACGATTGATCAATTAATCCAAGCTATTGTTGATGCAGAAGAGGGCGAGCTTATTAGGCTAAAAGAGTTTGGAATTCAGGCCAGGACTGAGGGGGATAAAGTTTCTATTACTTTCAGGGGCATCACTAAGACGTTCGAAAAAGGCGCAAGGGAGAGCACCGCAGCATTTGCCGACCTTGCAAGGGAGTTGGGGAGCGACAAATTAAACGCGGACAAAATGCTGACGCTCGAAGGAAGAATGTCCAATCTTTCTGACCAAAGCGACAGGGTATCTAGGAAATTTGGCGAGCTTCTTCTGCCGGTATTCGAAGCGGTGCTTAATGTGGTTAGCAAAACTCTGGGGGTTATTGATAGTGCAATAACCGGCTGGACGGACTTCGACAAGGTTCTTGCAAAAACAGGAAATACGGCTTCTGTCAATACATATCCCACGCTGCAAAAATTATTTAACTTATTCAAGTCGGACTCCCAAGAGGGGTTTAGCATTAAAGAGAGGTTTTTCTTGATGCAAGCTGGCTTGGAGAAGGTTTTGGTTACAGCAGAGGCGACAGCCGCTGTTCTATCGAATCTATTCAACCCACAGCAGATAGCGGTTTCAATGGGTTTATGGAGGCAGGGGATTGATAATATAAACAAAACCACAAAAAGGTATTTTCTAGACCAGAGAAGATCACGTAGAAGAGGATCAACAGAAGGTGATTTTGAGTACGACCCCAACTCCCCAGGTGGTAACACAGGCCCCACGGCAGACGAGATAAAGCTGATGGAAAAGAGGGCTAGGGAATTAGCCAAGCTGGAAGAAAAACTCAAAGACGAACTCCTGAAAATTGAAAACGAATACGGCAAAGAGAAGCTGGATGCGCTGAAAGATAACGAACTAGAATATATTGAGGCAAAACGCAAGTACGATCAGGCGCGTATCGATCAGGAGCAACAGGCTTTGTTAAAGCTCAAACAGCTTGTTTCAGGCGCACGCAGAGGCATGTACGACCGGAACGGGAAAGTGATTGCTGACCAGTCGGCGACATTATCAGGGGCGGAAACGGCACCTTTTGACTTCCGTAGGCAGTTGGTGGACGATCAGGCATCAAAAGAACGCGCTGAATTCATCAACAAGGCCGAAAAACAGATCACCGAGCTACTTTCCAACGAATTCCAGAAGCAATTACAAGAGATCGAATACCGCTACGAAAAGGAAATAGAGCTTGCCCGTAAAGCTGGAATCGATATCGTTAAAATACAGAAGCAAAAGGAGAAAGAGGTTGCGAAGGTATTGTCTGATAAAGGCATTGCAGACCTAGAAAAACAGGCCTTGCAGGAGCAGACCGACGCGGAGCGAAACATTATCCGGGCGCAGATCGAAGGGCGCACAGACCTTGAATTAGAGGCACGTGCGGGGCTTCTGGAAATCGAAAAGAAATACCAGCTTGCGAAGATCAAACTCATTGAAGCGTCCGGCGACGAAGAGTCGGAAGCGCGTATTGCAGCCATAAAAAAGGTGATCGATCAGATCGACCTTGAAATAAGCGAGATTGCCGACAAACAAAAAGATCAGAAAGGCATTGGAAAGTACTTGCAGTCTCAGCTTGGCATGTCTGATGATAAGATTGACGAAACACTTGAAGCGGCAGAGCTATTTTCGAGTAAGATGCAGTCTATTATGTCGGACTTGTACTCTACCCTAAATAGACTCTCAGAGAACCGAATTCAGCGCATCAATGATGAGATAAGCAAAAAAGAGGATCAAGTCCGTACAGAGGAAGAATTGAACAAAGAAGGCGTTGCAAACAACCTTTCTCTGCGCTTAAAAGAGCTTGCCGATCTGAAAGATGCACGTGAGCGCGCTTTGGAAGATCAAAAGAGGCTACAACGCACACAAATGATTGTGGAGACGGCGACACAGGCAAGCTCAATGATCACGGCAGCGTCAAAGGTTTACTCAGGATTTGCCGGGATACCCATCGTAGGGGTAGGGCTTGGTATTGCAGCGGTGGCATTAATGCTAGGCGCTTTTGCGGCGGCCAAGATAAAGGCATTCCAGTTGGTCAATCAGCAACCGGCCCAATTCGGCGAAGGTGGGGATGTTGGGGGTAATCTGCACCGTGACGGCGGCACACTGATCGAAGCGGAGAAAGGCGAGTACGTGGTTAACAGACGCGCTACCAGTGAGCACCACGACCTGATTGAGGCGATTAACAACAACGACCGTGGAGGCATTATGGATTACCTGTTAAAAGACCTTTTGGACGGAACAGGGGTGACGATGAATGATATGCAGCGCCGGGAGGGTATAAAGTTGATGACAGAGTTCAGGAAGAGCAATGACAATCAGAAGAATGAGGTAGTAGAGAAACTAGAAGAGCTTAAAAAAGAGCTTGAAATGATTAAAGCGGCTACTGGTAGACTTCCCCGTAAATTCCTGCTACCTATTGGCAACAACAAGATTTACGAAAAGGATATTTTGAGTGGAAGTTGGTCAATAAATGATGTTTCTGATTTTATTAAAAAGTAATGGCATTCAGGTACCGGTTAGAATATGCGACAAGGACAAAGCTCGTTTCTCCAAAAGATCCGGTTAAAATCGTTGTCGCAAAAGAGCAGGAAGAGGCTTTCTTCCGCGAAAAGCTCACAGGATCGGTAACACTTACCAATGAGGATTACCAGTTCTTGCGTGACGCGGAGACTTACGCGGTCGAGTGCTGCCAAGAAATAACGTTTGTCATTGAACGTACTTGCGAGGAAGAAATATTCTGGGAGGGGTATTTTACGCTCTATAACGTCTCATGGAATCACGACAACCAAGAGGCGGTTATCAACAAGATAACGGTACGGGATAAGTATAATGTGGTCTTCGCCAACTGGCACAAGGAAATTAACTGGTTTGGCGATATTTCACCACGCAGGCCAGCGGCACCGTACATCCCCATTCATCCGCTTCAAACGTTCTATCAAACAACGCCTACTTCGACCGAATACAACCCTAACGGATCGAACGTGTACGACCGTGGGTTTTATTTTAACTATGCAATCCTGTGGCTGATCCAACAAACTTTATCAGGATCTGGCTCTGAGTCGTACAGCGACATAACGCAAGAACAAATGTCTGACTTCCTTACTGCCCCGGTCAATCCGGCCAACGGGAAGCCAAACTACCTACGGGACGTATTGTTAATGCACATCTCAGACGCTAAGAGGCCAGCAGCGTTTAACCCGGCATGGATAGGCAAGGTTACACTCAGGGATGTTCTTTCTAACTTGAAATTGCTTTACAACGCATGGTGGTACATCGACGAAAATAACCATTTCAGAATAGAGCACGTCAGCTATTTCAAAAACTTCTCATACACGCCGGTGGGCGTTACGTTGGACTTGACCGAAGAGCAATTTACAAAGAACATGGTGGGCAAGAATAAGTATTCATACAATGCCGACGATTTGAACGGAAGGGAAGGGGTGGATCAAACCCTTACATCAACAGCGTTCGATCAGAAATCGCAGATATGGACGCAGTTTGCTAATCCAAGCCTTCGCGAGTTTTCCAGTGTGTACATGAGCTACCCCGATAGCTGCGTGCCGAAGGATGACAAGGGCGTGGCGGCGGAAAAGTATCAGAACATATCGCTATTCACTACCGATTGGCGAACTGTCACCTATAAGCCGGATACGGTTCCTGAACAAGGATGGATGTTGGCGCATGTAGTTTTGTCAGAGGCGAGCACTGGCGTTCAGCAGGGGTGGGTTCCGATCACTAATGAATATTACCCAAACGGGGCCCTATCTATGTCACGGCTTTTTTATGAGTTTGGCAGGACGGATTTGAGCTTTCAATATGGAATGATGACCTTTGAGAAAGAAAGCAAACCGGCATCGCCTGATCCTGACTCTGATTACGTCACAGCAAGGCCAATGAGGGCGAAGTCAACAAAAAGAATTAAATTGTTCGAGCCTGTTGATCTGCCGATGTGCTGCGGGGATGATTATGATTTCTCAGGGATAATAAAGCACCCTCTGGATGATGAGACATACGTTCAGAGGATTGAATTTGACCTTGCAGAGGAAAGTGTTTCGGCGACATTGATAGCAACCAATGACTGTGATACCATTCCATTCCCTGAGTATGTGGAAATAGAAGAGCCAACGGTGGGGTGCATAGAACAAGGGAGGTTGTTAAGGTCAGAGGAGCAGAGCACGCGGACGGATCACACGCCTATCAATTATGTATACATCACCGTTTATATTGATTATTTTGCAGACGGGGAATGCGGGGAATACTACTCAACGAGAGAGTCAAGAAGAGTAACACCAAAAAGGGGTAATGGCCCACGATAATGAATAACTACGTAATCTTCTACCCGGAAGTGGGTATTACACAAAAGAAAACTCTAATTCCTCATTGGATGTATCATATGGGTAAATCCATAAAAGACAAAGAGGCGAGGAAAGTTTATTTTGACGGGCTAGGAGATTATTTTACAGACGAATCCCCGTTGTTCTTTGCAATGGGAACAGGAATACTAAACTGTAACGGCAAACACAAGGTACAATTCTCAAAATGCAATGAATAACTACTTACACGGATTGCCTTTTGCAGCCGGACCAGCAAGCGCATCGGACTGTAACTGCCCCGGCCAGGCATTCGACCCTGTTGACTTTAAGCTGTACTCGCAGGATGACCGGTTGCCTACTTTTGTGCTGCGCCTACCCGCGATGGGCGAAAACCCTGACCTTACCTATGCCGCTGAATGTATCCGCGTCTTTACCTGTGATGGGAAAGAAATGGTTCGCAGTATCACAATGGAAGAGGCTGGTATACGCATCGTAAAAGACACAGCATCGTACTATCTTACTTATGATGGCAGTATCATTGAAGGTATAAAGCTGGAATGCGGCAAATGCTACCGGCTTAAAATCATGTCCTTTTGGTCTGAATTGTTCTGGGTTACAGACATTCCGCAATCCAAAGTCCTGATCGAGCTATCTAATAAGTCGCAGTTAGGTGATGTGCCGTACCAGGCTCCTTTGAATTTTGTTCAAAAGATACTGCTAGACGGGGATATCTGCTCGCTAGACGCAGAGCTTTTCCAGAACAAGAAAACGGACGCTAACGGCAATGAAACGGCTACTTTCCAGCGCATGACAACGCGTAAGAAGTTGACTATATCTTCCGCTCCCGAATTTATCGAACAGATTGCAAAGTCTATCGAGCTTCACAATAATTTCACCGTATCCCAAAAAGGCATCACGCACACGCCGATACCGGGCCGGACAACCGTAGAGTCATCGCAGCTTGATTGTTGCCGCTATGACCTGAATATCACGCTACCATTAAGGGATGTCAACATATTGGGCGGTGTCTGTCAGTCTGACGCGCAAGGAACGCTTGTGGAGGTTGATATTCCAGATGAATTACCCGACTCATGCGAGGTGGACGGCGACTGGGAATATACAGACGATCCGCCTTTGTGTTTGAAGATAGGGGAGGTTCCGCCGCCGATCACTCCGCCTATTACGCCAGTAGGGACACCACCGGTAGGCGCTCCGTGTCCACCCGAAGGAACGGTAGTCAATTCCAACACGCAAACGGTAAGCTGTGAAAATGCTTTCATCTTTGAGGGGCTTCGGTATAAGAAGAAAGTTACAAAGAGCATTGCGGACGGAAGCTGCGGCACAACACCAGAGGTTCAATACGTTGATCAGTGCCAAGACGACCTTGTTGTCCACACAATCAGCAATGTAGTATGCCAAAATGTTATACCTGTTCCACCAGTAGGCACGCCGCCGGTGGGTACACCTCCGGTTGGGACTCCGCCAGTAGGAACCCCACCTGTCGGTACGCCGCCGCCAGTAGGTACGATTGGTACTAATTACGGGGCGTTCAATACAAAGGTTAACGGCAGATATTACACATATAGCAAAGCGCCTAAGTTTGATATTCAGTTTAACTCTGACGGCACCATCAGCGACGTAACGCCGGGGCTTATAACAACCGGATCTGTAAATATTCAGGACGGGCAGAATGTATTTTACATGCAGGATTACCTTGCCCTTCGCAATGAGGACGGGACAGCGTTTAAGATGCAAAATGCTTACTTCCCTGACATGATAATGACATTGCGCAAGTTTGTGATGAACCCCACCAAGTTCCCTGACCAAGCGGCGTTTGACGCGAACGAAAGCGATAGCGGGTACGACACGACAGGCGTTAACATGAAAAACGGGTACGTGGCAGAAGTTTTCATGTCCATCACTTCTGATATAAAGCAAGGTACCGGGTTGGCCCCCAAAGGATTAACGGTAAGCAGGATTAATAACTTCCTTGACTTTACGCCAAATCAAGACTGGGCAGCGTACAATAAGTATTGCGCGGTCACATGGATGAACAAGGGTGACTCACAGGCTAGCTTCATACAAAAAGGAGTGCTGCCTAACACGCTACTGGGTCAAGGGCCGCAGCCCCAAACGTGGCTCACCTTTAAGAATGGGCAGAATGAGGTAAAGACAGCAGAGCAGCTTTATGATCAAGGCCGGGCAACAATGTGGCTGTTGGGTAGCTCGCCAAGATCAATCTATACATCTGAGTACATTGAGAACGAGCAGGGGCAAGGGCCCGGAAATGAGTTTTTCAGGACGGCGCAGGCGTACAGGGGAGCATTCGACGTGATAACTGAAAATCATCCCGGCACGAACGTTAAAAACACTGGATTATTTGGAGAGTATGGCAGTGACGACTACTACGGTTTGTTTGCAAAAGGAATCTTGAAAGCCAGCCGCGCAGACTACGAGCTTTACTTGACAGACAATATCTACAAAAGCCACGGAATAAATGGTTTCGGGGCCGGAACGCATGAATATTTTACGCAAGGGCAAATCAATTACAGGAACCTGAATAGTAGGTATTATTTCTATCAGCGCAAGTATCATTACGTGTACGAGTTCTTGACTTGGAACGAGAAAACAAAGTTAAGCACAAAGACTTATGACGGCCAGGATAGGGAACGTTCATGGGCGGTGTTTACTGCGACATCCATCGAGAACATGGCAATTGACAATACCGGCAGTAAGGTAGGGATAGAACAAACCAGGACAGGGGAAATTATCCCTTACCCGAATGGAGAGTTATTGACCCGGTTGAATACTCAGCCACCTATGCCGTGGGGGGCTGCATTCGATGTTGGTATATGGGGCACGCTGCTATCTAGTGCTGTTATTAACTGGGATGCGCCCAACTCGCTACTTGGAAGTGACCAAAGTAAGGTGAACTGGTATAGCGATCAACAGGTACAGTGGCGACCAACAGGCTCCGGATCATGGGAGCCGTATGTTCCCGGACAAAACGGAGCGCCAGCCAACAGCAGTGACGGCCTAAAAAATAGTCTCTTTTCAAGTGTTACCGATGCTTTGATCGCTGGGCGAAACGCACTGTGGGCTATACGGGACAGGATGCAAAACCTTAGACACGTGCCTTACACGAGTAGTAGGGGTGGGTTTTCGCCAACACCAGGTCAGGCCGGGTATCATTTGAATGGTCACGGCCCGGTTAACTGGGGACAGTTCACGGCCAGGGACATTTACGATAACAAGGTAGGCGCGGCGATTCGCGGCGACGGAATGGTGATCTACAAAAACGAATACCTTCCTGCCAACCTTTACGAAGACAATGTAACTATTGCAGGGCATAACTTAGGTCGGGTTTATGGCGGACAGACGGCTATTGGTTTATTATAACTCACAAAACAGAAATGGGAACGTTTTCGATTAATACACCAGGAAGACCAGAGCCGCTACTTATAAGCGTTAAGCGTGTTGGTGACAGTACAGAAAGATTTATTTCAAGGACTGCCAATACGGTAACTTTTGACGATGACCCCGGCCCCAACATTGCATACGTCAATAAAATAACGGATGCGAACGGCGTTACTTCCACGGCGAACTTTACGACATCCTGTGAAAGGCCGGAGGACTGTCAAGACGGGCCCTTCTTGCTTGGAATAGTATCATTTAACGCGCTGGAAATTACGTATCAGTTTCATGGAGTACGCGTTAACCAGATTCGGCGCAGGATCAAGTTAAATGGTGTCATTGTAGACGAAAAGATTGATATCCCTGGCAGCCCGACGGTTAACTCTACTTTTAATTCAGCACTTGATAATGGTGATTATGAGTTAGAGATAGAAGGGGCTAGCTGTTCGTCCGAACCATCTGTAATGCCATTTTCTATAACCGAAAGCGGCGCGGAATTGGCATGGTGGACGGGGTATCCCCGATACAACTACGATCCAACCTCTGACAGGTACAGGATTTTGCTTTCTATTAACAAGGCGATTGACGGGGCTTGGTACCTGATACGAAATACTGACACGAACACAATCCTTACGCAGGGGTATGCGAATATGACCCCAGGAAGTGTTTTGGATTACGTGGGCGCAATACCGGGCAATTATCACATTGAAGTGGAAACGCTGTCCGCTCAACTTGAAATAACGGAGCCAGACGAGCCGTGCGAAAATGGGCCTGAGTTGTTATCTGTTACGTCGTTGGGCACTACTCAGACGCAATTTTCTTTCGATGGATTGGGAGTAACTATCGTTGAATATATTATCAAGAATTCTGGCGACCAGATTGTTGCAACAGCAACGGTCAACCCGTCAAGCCCTACCGTAACTATCAATCACGTCGCACTATCGCCTGGGGTTTATAATTTAACAATCAAAGGGGCGAACTGCCAAAGTGAAGAGGGTGTTGTGGATAATCTTGATTTCACCGTGGCTGGCGGCGGCGCTATTGACCTGACCAGCGTCGTAGTTACACAGCAGGAGGACGGAAGGTATAAGCTTGCTGTGAATTTCACAGGAGGGGTAGCCAATTATACAATATTGGTTCGCGGTCAGGCCAACAACACAATTGCCTCTTTTGGCAACACCACAGGAAGCCCGGCAAACGTTGTGTTGCCTTTTGGCATAACGCCCCAGACTGTCAAAGTTTCGGTTATCGATGCGAATTTAGCCTCTGACGAAATAACCAATGTTGTCCTGCCTCCCGCAGTCCCGAAGTTAAACTTTTTGCAAGCGGAGAACTTTTTCACAGTTCCGACAAAATCGCCAATGGTAGCCGATGGTGCAACCTATGTGGCAACAGCATCGTCCGCTTATAATTTCGATATCGAGTTCGTATTTCCAAATGGCGGCTTGTGGGACTTCATCGAAAAGAGGCTGAGAAAATTATCGTCTGGTGTTTATGTCGAAAAGAGCATTTCGTCAGCAACAGGAAACCCGCAAAATTATGCCGTAGGGCCTTCGATTAATAATGAGCGTGCATTCCTGCCAAGAAACGGAACGTCGCTAGTTATAGACGGCGAAAACGTATTTAAAACAACCAATACGTGGGAGATCAGATTCAGGGCACGTAAAGGAGGGCCTAACGGCGCTATTATTGGCGAGATTACAAGGAGCTTCAACATTAGCGGATCGGCAGTTCCTTTGTCAGGGATTATATTGTATAACCGGAACGGGGATACACTGGGATCTGCAATAACAGAGGTTCCGGCAACGGGCGGCGTTTACCCAAAGCCTACGCCAATGTATGATTTAGGGATTACGACGTTCGGCGGGGTTCAGTTCAACCAAGTTGTTGCTTACTATCGCCAAAAGGTGAACAGTGTATTTACGCAGCGGTGGACGAATAGCAAGAACTGGACTTCATTGCAGACGACAATTGATCCTAGCGATTGGACAATGTTTGATGGTGCTGACTTTGGTAATGTCCACACTTCTATACTCGCCCCTGTTGCGCAGGAGTGGCAGGTTGAGTTTGTGGCATACAATGGATCGACAGTTGTTGGCTCAAAGTCTGCGATATTCAACTTTACAGCGCCCGTTGCCGGAAATTCAGATTTATCAGTCTATTATAGCGAATAATATGGGAAGGCTAAAAATAAGGGAATTGACTACAAACCTGCCTTACAGCGTAAAAGTAACGCCGATTGGGAGCGAGACTATTTTGCACTCGGCAACGGGAATAAATGACGCAGAGTATGAAATACCTGACTTCGTTTCTGATTCGCTCACTAATTTTCGCGTAACGACAACAGGCAGTCAGGGCAATATACATTACCAGGATATTGACGCAGGCACATTTAAGCACCTTAAAAAATTCCATTTCGGCCCTTCTATTGCTAACGGGAATTTCGAGAACCACCTTGCCGCAATTGCGCAGGCGGCGGCCAACAATTGCACGTATGCAGGAACTGTTTATGAACGCGAAGATATTCAAAACGACGCGGCTTTAAATGCTCTTGATTCCATTGTATTCGACCACACTGTTGCTCCTGCTGGCGGGGTGTACCTTAAAGGGTTTGATGAAGTGGTCAGAGAAGCTTATTTGGCTGGCGTAGCACTACGCGTAGGATTGCATCAGGCACTGGAAGACACTAACCTCAATAATGGATCGGACAGGACATTGTTTTATGGGGATAGTGCGCTCAGTAAAAGGCCGGATGGGACTAATACCTATATGGAAGAAACCGGGCCTGTACCGTCACGCATGATACCTTCTTATGCGTCTTCGGAGTTCAGGGCTTTTTCCAGGAACTTTGTAACGAAGTGGTTTAAGAGGTATTTACCTGCTATCAACGACGGAACTATATTGTGTGTAGGCCTTTTGATGGGGGCAACCGGAGAGTCGGAATATGTTTTTAGTACCAGGGATGCAGACGGCAATGACATGGGGGCTAGTCAAGGCGATTTTAATGCTGAGATGATTGCTAAGTTTAAGGCTAGATTTACCCAGTTTGCCAGCAAGAATAATTCAGAGATTGCGAATGCGGCCAGTGGAAGTGATCTGGGTCTTAAATACGCATGGTTCCTTTCGGATGTAATGCGCGAGTATGAATGGTATATCATCAATTCAGTTATTGCCGACGTTCCGGGATTGACGCGTAGTAAGTGGTTTCAAATCGATAGCGGGTCTTTTACAGATGCACTAACACCACGAAGAAGGACGTTCAATTTATGGGAGAGGATACACCCGGCGACGCTTGTCCTTAAAAGCAATGATAATACCGGATACTCGGACAATAGGCTCCGATTTATTGCCGCTTTCCTTGCGTCCTGCGTGAGAAAGTACGGAGGAATAGGCATTATAGAGCCGTCGCCTATGGCCGGAGACTTTACGCCGGGAGGCGGCAACCGGCCATATATACAAAGCACAATCAACATCAACAATGAATATGGAATAGGCGAATCCTTTGTGAATGTTGAAGAGGAGGTTGTGGACTGGATGATTTCGGTCGGAGGGCTTGCAACTATTGGTGTGCCTAACTATATCAATGAGTTTAGGACTGTAAACGGGAAAAAGGTTCTCAATAGGTTTACTTATAACCTGTCGAGTGTGCTGTCTGCCGGGGATATTCAGCCCATGATTACAGCTTACTACGCGTATCTGTCCGCAAATGGTATTACGCAGGCCGATATCCGTCTTATAGACGATATTAAACCATCATAAAAAGGTAAGCATTTGGTTTACATAGCGAAAATTATTTCATTTGATTATTAACGAAAATCTTATAACGACATGGCAAACGAATGGTGTAATACAAATTGTCCTGCTGACTGTGATGATATTCTCGTAGTTATCCCTGAATTCGGCTGCGAGGCTCCGAACGACGAGCCGATTACGGAGATATTCTTTTCCAGGGCGGCGCTAGTCAGTGGAAACCTGACAGAGTGGAATGCGCGGCTTTCTAATAGTTCGACCGATTCCGGCACAGCGATACGTAGCATTGGTGATATTATCGCCTCATTGCCACGTGTAGAGCCCACGTTCAAGACTACGCCGCGTGGTAGTGCTTTGCCTCAATTGGTGGACTGGGTGATAACTTTTCCTATCATGGATGACAAGGACGCTGTTTTCAACTATCTGAAACAGTTCCAGTGCGGGTTGAAGGCTTATTTCTGGTTTCGTTCCGGCGGACACATCTACGGGGATCTAAGCGGTATTGAGGCTACGCTGATTGCTACTTACGAGATCAATCCTGATTCTGACTCAATGGCCCACAACTGGCAATTGCAAGTCCGGTGGAGAGCTAAATGTTTCCCTTCTCGTGTTGCAGCGGTCATATGATCCGCCTGTTGCTATTGTCGCTACTGCTACTGACTGCTTGCCGGACTATTCAAAAGGCAAGCAGTAGTAGTAATACGGCTCAAATGGAAGCAGAAAGCAATAAATACAGTCGGGAGACAGTAACCGAGTACATTGTAAGGGATACGGCAACCGGTAAGCCGGTAATAGTCAATGTAATGCCTGCCCAATCCGGGCAAATTTCTACGCAACAGCCCTTAATAATCACACAAAAGGAGCCTTACATTATCCGGCAGACAATACGTGAAACCGGGGAGCAGCAGATTGTAAAGGCGGAACAATCCCAAACTGAAACGAAAGAAAAAGAGGCCGGTGTACCTATATTACTGCAATGGGCGGCCATAATCATAGCGATTGCCATACTTTGTATTGCCGTTGTTATGGTGATAAAGACAGTATTTCACCGCTAAGTAGATTCTTTTGCAATTAGCACGGAATTTGCTGTTTTTCGATAACCCACCGACATGAGCAATTTTAACGACCAGGGCGCAGGAGATGAGGTTAAGCAAGGCAAGTATGCGAATGCTTTAATTTTGTTCCTAATGTCGGCATTGATATCGGTAGCCGGTTATTTTGCTTACCAAGCCTCTCAAAGGCGAGTAGAATTTGAGCAGGCGCAGTTACGACACGAAAAGGCAGAGGCTAAGAGAACTGAGCGGGAAGACAAAATACGCGATTTATACCAAACCAAGCTAGACGAGAGAGAGCGTTACCACGAGAGCCGATACCTACTTTTGCAAACAAAGATTGACAGCATAAGGGATAATATTATTGCCGAAATGAAAATGGGTAGGGTTAAGTCCGAAGTGCTTGCTACGCAAAGCAAGAAAACTGCTCAGTCTGTGCAGGCAGAAGTCAAGAAAACTACCGCCGCCGCAAAAGAATTTGATTCGGTATCAAAAAGTATAACTCAATGAAAGCCTACTTAAAATTATCAATCGCTTGCGTGTTGTTCTCTGTGACCATGATGGCCTTTGTCATGCAGGAGCCGCAGCAAGAGCCTATCCAGGATGAGGAGAAGAAGGTAAAGCCATTGCAGCTCCCAGCTTCTTCCAAGTCAGACGATATTGTAGAAAATCTTAATGCCCTCAAAAAAGAGCTGGCAGACGAGCGACGTAAAAATGACAGCGTTAATACTGTTCGTCAATCAAACTTAAACAGGACTGAAAAAAGCCTTGTAGATCTTCGCAAAGCAAACGAGCAGTATCGCAAGTCTCTGAGTAGGCTTCGATTTATACTTGAAAAATTTCCTCCTGATAGCGTTATGAAGTATTACGGCGAATACACAGAGCCGGATACTTCAACGGTGGGTGATTCAAAAAAAAAAACTGAGCACGCCCAAGTAACCGCCCCTGTAAAAAAAAGGTCGTTTTTTCAGCGATTGTTCAAGAGAAACAAGTAATGGTATACCCTTATGAGCTTTGAAGAAATACTCAAAATAGTAGGCATTGCAGAGGGTGGGTTTTCAACAGATAGAAGTGATCGCGGGAATTGGTCGACGGGAAAGGTAGGCGTTGGAGTATTTAAAGGGTCTAAGTTTGGCATTTCAGGCATGTCGTACCCAAATTTGGACATTCAAAACCTAACATGGGAGCAAGCGCAGGAAATCTATCTGACTGACTTTTGGATGAAATACAAAATACACCTTGTGAACCCCGCAATCCAACTTTTTTTATTTGACTCAATTGTTAACCACGGCCCATCGGGAGGAATTAAGCTATTGCAGGCAGCGGCAGGTGTAGCGCAAGATGGGGTTATAGGAGATCAAACAATAAGAGCATCAATGAAAGTAACCCCGTGGGATTTTGCTCGCGTCAGGAGTGATTATTTCGTCACTATAACGCAGAACGGCACCAATGATGATAACGACCGAAGGCAATTGAAAGGCTGGCTTCGCCGGAACCTAAATATCCTTCACGAGTCTATATCCTAAAAAATTTTTCATTTTCGGCAATTTTCGCGTTTTTTAGAAAAAAAGCGTAAGAATATGCCCAACATTGAGACAGATATCCCTTGCGAACCCTGGACGCATAAAAAAATAGACAACGTATACCTCGTTATGGAGATATATAAGGAGGACGGCACGCCGTTGGATTTAACTGGAATGACCCCATTATGGGATATTTCAGACTCCGACGGCGTTCTTGTTTCCATTGAGCCCACCATTGATGGGGATGAGATTATTATCTCTGAACCGGCGACAAGTTTCGCCTCTATGCCTCTTATCGGCAACTATACGCACAGGCTACACGATACAACTACAAATCAAACCCTCGTAGAAGGTAAATTTACACTCGTATGATCATCACAGGTAGTTACTCAGGAGAAAATATAACACTCATTGTCCGGTACGGACGCAAGGGGGATAAAGGCGATCAGGGCCTTCCCGGTGAAAACGGGATACAAGGCACTGTTGGTGAGAAAGGGGACAAAGGGGACAAAGGGGACAAAGGCGATCAGGGTGTGCAAGGTGTTACCGGCCCGGCTGGCCCTATTGGGGAGACTGGCGAAAAGGGGGATGCAGGCGAGAAAGGAGAGCAGGGCGTACAGGGTATCCAGGGAGTTCAGGGGCCGAAAGGAGACAAAGGAGACAAGGGCGATACCGGGTTAAAGGGGGACACAGGCGAGAAAGGGGATGCTGGCGACACCGGACCACAGGGTATACAAGGAGTTCAAGGTGCGAAGGGGGATAAAGGCGACACCGGCGCTACTGGTGCTATTGGGCCACAAGGCGAAAAGGGAGAAAAGGGAGACACTGGACCAAAGGGAGAAAAGGGAGACCAAGGGGTTCAGGGAGTCATTGGGCCGGAAGGTCCGGAGGGTCCAAAGGGAGATACAGGAGAAGTTAGCGCAGATCTTCAAGCATTGGCGGATGGGGTTCAGACAGACAAGGGGATAACTCTTGGCTACCGAAATGATTCGCTTGCCGCGAAAACTTCAGTTGACACATCTCTCGCTTCTGCAATTGCAATACAAAATGATGTAAACACATCTAAAAATTCAGTCACAGCCACAAAAGATCAAGTTGTCGTACTTAGGGATCAAGTTCTTGCGATTGCCGAAGACAACGCGATTTATTTAGGAACATGGGATGCGTCAACGAATACGCCTACGCTAACTTCAACTGTTCCACAGGCTGGAAGTTATTATGAAATAATTAAGACAGGGACACAGAGCATAAGTGGGTCTCCCGTACTGTATACCGAAGGCTATAAATTGCGCTCAAACGGGATAAAATGGGAGCAAGGTGGTGGTTTAACTCCCGGAATTGACACCGTGAGCTACGCCACACTTGCGCCCGCTGTTGAGAATGCAGTTGGAAGGCAAGAGCCATTTGCTATGATAAATGGTAAAAGGGTTTTGTGGGGTGTTGAGGCAGAAAATGGAGATGAATTGTTCTCAATATTAGAAGACAATACAACAACCAGAGATTTGACGGTAGAGTTGCAAATCGCTAATGGTTTATCTGTACAAAGGGTTGGGCGGATTATCCAATTAAAGTTTGGGACTGTTGAAGGGGAAATGCCTTTCGGCGCTGGAATGGTTAAGACGCGATCAAACGTATACATAGATGGCAAGTTGGCATTATTTGCACTAATAGATAGCAATGAAGATGCAGTTGAAGCGTGGTTTGCCGATGGAACTACATACGCGCAGTCTGGAAAATCTATACTTACAAATAGTGAGGTAGTCGGAGCTAGAGGGTTAAAAGATACATTATCATCTAGGCTTATCAACGTTATTAATGACAGAGGTCTGCCAACTACTCCAATATGGGGAGAGGAAAAGTTACGCCGATGGAATGCGTGGAAGCGTATAAATGATTACCGATTCGATATTCTGGTCGGGCCTGGCGACAGTTTTACAAAAAGCACAAGCGTCAATAGTTATCCGTATTACTTTAGGAGTTTAATGGTGTCAGAAGGGTATGCAAATGGTGGGCCAGGATATTGCGGATTTAACCGTGACGCAGAAAGCGTTTCAAATATTAGTGGTTCTATTAAGACAACGCTAGTGCCGACGTATATCATTTCACAGTGGTCAGCTAGCGGAACGTCAGGGCTCAATTTTGGAGTAGATGGATATATAACTTCACTGTCGGCAAATGCGGTCGTTACGCTTACGGCAACAGAGGTTATAAACTCTATCACATTAATATACGAAAGACATGCCGGTGCCGGGAATTTTAGGTGGCGTATAGGTTCAGGATCTTGGTCTGCCGATGTTGTAACTGCGAATACTACGCAAGATATAGCAAGTTTAGTAATCGATACATCAGCATTCGGTTCGTCTTTCACTGTTGAAATTGAGGCACTAGCGGCAGGGATTAACCTTTGTGGAGCTATCGGCAGAAATGCTACCAGCACAGGGCTAGTTATGCATAAGGTGGGGATTTCAGGGGGACAAGCATCTGCTTTTGGGCAAAATAACAATTGGACAACCAGTATGTCTATTTTAACCCCTAAAATGGCAATAATTATGTTTGGAGTTAATGAGCAATTTGCAAATACTACTCCTGCTACGTATAAAACAAATCTGATCAATATTGTAACAAGGTTGAGGTCGATAGATCCATTAATGGACTTGATTATTTGCAGTCCTACATTTACGCAGTATGAGACTGAAACACCAAAAACTTATTCAATGAATGACTTTGCGCAGGCGGGATTTGAAGTGGCTCATGATTATCATGCGGCATTTATAAATCATGGACTTGTGATGGGCGCATTTAGTCAGGCGCTAGTTGATAACAATTTTAACAATGTAGACAGGGTACACCTTGCGCCTAGAGGTGCTTCGTTAATGGCTGAAACTAAATTTAAACTTTTAAAGAAATAAGATATGCCTAGTACTATTATTAAGCTTACTTCAAATTTGGCCGTTGCAACTGGTGTTAAACTAAAAACACACCCGTTAGATTTCGCGCAATTCACTATTCGTCACGACTGGTCAAAAACCGAAACGTATCCAGCACAGGCGAATCCTGCGCCACAAGGAACAGAATTTGTCAATTTAGCGACAGGGGTGTTGTCAGGAGAAGGGTTTAGGGCTTTTCTTGCCTCTGTTCCGTTCGCTAACAAGTCGGTTACGCTTGTTCCAGGCTCAAACAGACTTATTTATGGGTCAGAGTCGGCACCATTCCCTGTACTTGGTATTGGTGGATCTACAACAGATGTTCTTATAACTATGTATGTAAAGATAGCCGACACAACCGGGGTTAAGAATCTATTGCATCATATTTCCACAGTAGCGGGTACAGATTTACAGAAGTCTCAATTCCTAATTTCATACGGAAATGTCAAGGATGTGCTTGATTTTTATGCAATTGGTGGCGCAAGAGGAACGGTTGCATTTACTCCCGGAGTGTGGATGCACCTGGCATTTTACATCCGTTGTAATGGATATAACGGCAAAGTTGGGCAGGTTAAAATATACAAAAATGGCGTAGCTGTAACAACTGTTAACACTGGAATACCGAACGCTTTTTTTGCTAGCGACAACACCATCCCTCTTTATCTTTCGCGAGATAATACAGGATCATTCCAGGTAGGTCAATTCAATTTTGGGATAGGCTTGGATGCGGCAGGACTAAATCCTGACACGCTTGTCGCTAACGATTATACTTATAGTAGCCAAGTGTGGACGGTATAGAAAAGGGAGCTCTCGGGCTCCCTTGCTTTTATATCCAGTCCTGCTCATCTTCATCCGGTCTTTTTTCGGGGTACATCCCCAAAAACCACATCAGGAATATGAACGGCGAGATAAGGGCAATAAAGGCTACTTCTCCTGCTTTTTTCATAAAGGTTTTCATATAATTAGTGGGTTAAGTTGGTTACACCTTCTTTCCTTAGTCCCTGCGCTGACCACCGGAGGCCTAATTCATCTATCACCGCCTGGCAATTGGGTATCATCCTTCGTGATTTTCCTTCGTAGGTCACATCGATAAATAGCTTTTGTGCCTGCTATTCTGTAATGGGAATGTTATCGGTAGAGTCGTGGTATCCCGGCACATAACCGTTATAAATTCCAGACATTTCTTGCGAGAGCGCATATCCTGCATCATCGGATGCCCACAAACAAATAAACTTGTCGGTCTTTTTGGTGTGGCTCAAACTTACTACTCGGTATCTCTGGTGGGTGTTTATTGGTTTGTTCATGGTTGATGGGTTATATTTCTTTGTCGTAAGCCCAATGTGTCGGTCGGTAGTAAACGTACATTCCGTCACTGCAAAAATATAGGCTACCTTTTCTGGTTAACACCTGCTCATTCCTAACCCCGTCTCGGTCGTCAATTTTAGTCAACACAGGCACGTTTTCGGGAGGAATAGTGCTGTCTATCCTTTCCCACCTTATGCTTCTTAATACTTCGCTCGTTTTCATTGCTTGTTCTCGTTTTGATTTGCATATTTCCACTCTAACGGGACTTGGTATACGCGTTGTGTCCAATCGGGAAAGAACCAATACTCCCCCTTCCTTCGTAAAATCAGCGGCTCGGTAAAGCCGTTCCACAGGTTGTGACTGCGCGTTAATACTTCTCTAATTTCAGTTGGCAGTGCTTTACTGGTTGAAGTCCAATCAATGCCGTATTCTTGTTGTGGGTTATTTTTCTTTCTCATGTGGGTTATAGTCCTAATGCCTCCCTCTCTTCATCAGTTAGTTTCTCGATAGCCGATTGGCGCGCACGAACTTTACTGTTTGCCATGTATTCTTCAAAGCTATCATAGATGATCAACTCCTTATTTACTGGTGTAGGAGATCCGTACCACTTCTTGTTTTTTATGCAGTAATCACAAGCCTTTTGAGCATCAGGCAGATTATAAAACAAACCAACTGGCCTTATTGTTGAGCCTTCGTCTTCAAGAGTAACATCATAATAACTTAGTTGCACTGTTTTCATATCTTCCCAAGTTTTAAAAGCCTCGTTCTTACATCGTCAAGCTCTTTAAGTAGCTCCGCCTCACGTACCGTCAGCGATTCGCCGACATTGGTTTTAACTGCACGGATGATCTCGGCAGCGTCGTAATTCTGTTCAATAATCGTTTTGACAACGATATCCGCGTATTGCGTAGAGGTTAGTGTACTCATGTTTGTGTTTATTTATTCTCTAAAATGTGAGCAAATCGGCTCGTGATCGTCCTCTGACTCAATATACCCGCATGTTGCACACCATATTTCGGGGTAAACATCAGCGTCACAGCACGTACACGCAAACTCTTCCGGTGTTCCAGCGAAAATGATATCGTCAATATCGCCGCCGCAGTGACAGCTCGTTTTGCAATGGGGGCATTCGTGGGCCATAGGGGTGGGCTTTGTTAAGGTGATTTATTGATGTGTTGCGAAATACCTTGCGTTCAGGTGTTCGATAAGTTTAACCTTCAAATCCATTCGGAGGCCGGTGACGAACTGAACCAGATTTTGATCGAAATCCCATTCAAACATTCCGAATAGCTGCGATCCCTCATCGTCTCCGTATATATCGCAAAAAGCTTCTTCGTCGAGTGATTTGGACGCTTTATCCAGGATACTGAATGTTTCCGCTGTTAGCATGGGTTCGACTCGTTTAAGGATTTGCCAGTATAGGACTCTAAGATTTATTTTTCAATATCTGTATAATAGCAGCCACATGAAGAGAGAACATTGAGCACGTAAACAACAGAGCATATCCACTTACTTTCTCCTGATCTTTGATTAGCATCACTGTCACAAAAAAAGATAAAGACGCTCCTAGCACAAGCCAAGAGATTTTTATAAATTCTAAAAATTTCATGATTTCGCAAGGATTGGTAGGAAAATAATCGCAGCACAGAAAAGAAGGAACAGAAAGAAGGCAGTAAAAACCTCTTTAAGGCCCTGTTTTTGCGTGTTATAGGCGTTGTAAATCTTTTCGGCTATCCATAGTGGCGAACAGACAATAAACGTCACCACGCCAGAAATTGCAATAGCTCCAATAAGCCAACATTGCAACACTCTCTCGAATAAAGTTTCAGCTTTCATCTTGATATTGGGGGTTAAAATGAATAATGAATGTACTCTTGTTGCTACCGGCAATTTCTTCCACCCTCACCACGCCTTTCATGCTTCTTTTTCCTTCTATCAGAGCCTTCAATGCCTGGTAGACTGCCTGCCTGCTGACTCCGATTCTTTTCGCGTATGCCGGGATGGTTAATTTCTCTATCATGGATGTAAATGTATGTGATTGGTTTACTAATGTCAAGTAAGGCGGCGTATTTATTTTTAAAAATAAAAAGAGCCGGATCACTGACCCGGACTCTCTGATTATCCTAACCTCTCTTATCTGAATGTGTATGCCAGGAGCGCCGCATCCTTCTCGTCATCTGATATTTTCTTGCCGATTCCAGTTAGCTTGTAAAAGTGTTCGCGTCCAGCCGGTGTCCAGCCGTTGTTATTCTTCATAAACCCCTTCCGAAGCGGGGCGACCTCCAAAACCTCAAAGCCCATTTTTTTAAGTATACGAGCTGCGATCTTTGATGCCGCATGGTTCATACCTACATGCATAGCAATAGTCTCCGAAACTGCCGATTTGCGACCACGACGAAAATTAGCCTTCTCGTTCTTCCAGCCAGCTTCAACATAAAAAACAACATTTGACTTGTCAACATGGAATAGCTTTTCATAAAATCCCTCTATTGCTAATTTTGAAATATCAACCCATCTCGACTCCTGTCTATCCCATATCGCGAATCCGCAAGCATCAATGTCCGCATCGATGCCGCCTACATATCGATGCTTCACTCCTCAATCAGTTCACCTTCTATTTCTTCGCCTTCCGATTCCCACGCTTCCGAAAACTCGCGGTGAGCAAACATTTCAGCCAGGCCGGATATTTGGCCCAATCTCAACACTTCGTCAGCGTCCATACCTAAGTTCTTTGCAATTTTCTCATCTGACCAGTTGCGTTTTTTTAAGTCCAAAACAATGTCAGACATTTTATCAACCGCGTGTGTTCCTCTGGCTCGGTTGTGCCTGATAGTACTGCTCATCCTGTCCCCTAAATCTTGCCGATCAGAGTTTATCGTAACCACAGGAAGATAGCCATGAATCCGCGCCTGAATGTCTGTATCAAACTTGCCTACTTTGTGCCTATGAAAACCATCAATTACCTCGCGCATATCGTCTGAAGGGTCAACCATAGACACAATAGGCTGTGTGTATCCATCCGCCGAAATAGACAACTTCAAAAGCTCCATCTCTTTGACATGAACATGATTAGGATTGTACTGGTTAGCCTTCACCGTATCGTTTCTAACCCACTGAACTAGGTCTACCGGTTCTGTCTTAAAAGGACTGGCATGATGCAGCTCTTTTCTTATGTAGTTCAGGGCGTCTACCTTGTCTGGCAAGTACATTTGTTCTAAATGAAGTGTTAGTTCTGCCGTCAATTGTTTGATTAACTCGTTCATTCCCGTTTCATTTTGAAGTAATTGATAAATTCTTTTGTGGCCTTAAATCCAGCCTTCTCAAATAATGACTTTGATTTTTTTGTGGCAGTGGTTGAGAATTCCCCGGACGGGAGCATTGATAATAGCATAGAGCCTACGCCAAACTTGCGAAACGGAAAGAATACATACAGGTATTTGACCTTTTTACTGTATGGGTTCCAACAAATGAAGCCTCTTTGTTTCTCGTCAAAAATCCAGGTATCACCTATTTCAACGAAAAGCGATTCACCTAACTCTTTTACTACTTCCCGCCCATTAAATATTAAATAATGGTCGTACATCAACTTTTTTATGTCTTCGGAGGTCTTTATATGATATTCCATTCTTTCCGTCGTTTTGCCATTAATTCCAAATATCTTTTATAGGCGTTAGTCTTAGTAATACCAAAGCCCAATCCACGGCAATACCAATCGTTTCGAAGAAGTATTTTAACAATCAGCCTCCATGAAGGCGCTTTGCCTATCTGCTCCATTCGGTAATTAGCCGCGTCTGGTATACCTGTTTCATATCCACGGTCGTAATACCACTTCAAATACACTGCTATTTTGTTCTCATAGTGCAGGCTGGTCTTTTCGGGCATTGTCCCCAATAAGAACTTTGCAAACGATTCCCATGTGTGACCAGGCGGTAGCGACACTTTCTCATTGCCTAAGATGTTGCCTTTTTCTTGTGAGTATAAAGAAGCTGAGTTAATTCCGGCCAGTCTGGCAACGAATTTTGACCATGTGACTGGCTCTATGATCTGGTATAACCAGAGGTTTTTACGCGCCTCATCGCCAAAAGGCTCATCAATACGCATTTGTGATGGCGATAAGCCTGCTTGGTGCATAAGGTCGTACACGCGGTTGTATTGAAGCTTTTCTTTTGCAAAGAACGTCCAAATGTCATCAACCAACCAGTCAAATATCGGGTACACGTTACACACAGATTCAGAGACAATAGTCGTGTATTTCCTGCCTTTGAATCGAGATACTTTGTTGCTTGTTACTGCCCGGTGCCTGTTGAGGCTTTCTTGTGCGCGGATACCTACAAAGCATGCGCATTCCTGTCCGTCTGCATACCAATCCCCGAACGCTGGTGTAAACTCTTCAAACGTTATTCCGGGATAGTAGAATGGAAACAGGCTCCCGTCGGCAATGGCGACAGCAGGTTTTTTGCGCGTCCAGAGCTCTTTTTTATTTTCATCCCATGATCGCCACATCGGTTCGTAATAGCTGCACGCGGATGAGGTTTCTATTTCCAGGCAGATCCAATACAGGTCAATGTGCTCTGCGTTTTCGGTCACCAAATGAAGCAGGTGGTCGGCAGTATATTGATACTGGCATTCCCAATCCAATATAAACACGCCTATCTTTCTATTTCTGCGCCTTGCTTCCGCAATTACCAAGTAAAATAAGGCCGTGCTGTCCTTTCCTCCTGACAGGGATACATAAGCCTTGTCGAAGCTATCGAACGTGTCTGATATGCGACGTTTCGCCGCCTCCAACACGTCGATGCCGATCATAGTTTTAAGCATAATTGAATTGGAGTTGATTCGTACTTCTTAATAATTTCTTCGGCTATCCGGTCAGCTTCATTCCGGCATTCGATAGGCACTTCGCGCCAAGTCTCCATTGTGATAGGAGAAGGGCACTTGCACCAAAGACAAACGGCTGCCTGACCAAGCCACGCAACACGATTCATTGATTCATTGCTCAGGTTGTGTTGCGATGAATACGGCCACTGTTTGATAACAGCTTCCATGTATTTGCTGACCATCTTTTTGTCGCAAAAAAACTCTTTGCATTTCTGCTTCAATTCCTGCTTGTTTAGTCCCGACTCATTCCAGTAAAAACCGGCTCGCCAATCTTCGTGAAGTTCGTATCTGTGGTAAATTCGCTGCATGACTATTTTATAACACTGACAAATGTAAGCATTATTATTTACAATTGTAAACAAAGGAAGGGCAATATTATTGCAGTAATTTTTGACCGGTTATTTTTTGGTAGATCTCCTCGTGCAGGTTGAGGTCAAAATAAGCGTTGTGCAGCTCTTTTTCTTCCGCATCAAATCCCATGTGTGATGCTACGGTTCCAAGTTGAAAATTGGGCATCAGGTGCCGATCCGCTATCAGGTATTGTTGAGCCAGAACCATTACATCCAGCCCGGCAGACCAGAACCATGAATAAAAGTAGTTATCGCCATTTTTGGCAAAAAATTCTCTCAGGAACGGATTATCAAAGCTTTGGTTATTATAGCCCATCAAGAATATCTTATCATCTTTTTTGTATTTGTCGCAGAACTTAGAAAGCGTATTGACAAGGCTTTTATAGAGCGCCTTTGGGTTGCAGTGCGAATCGCTCATAATATCATCCACCGTCTTGCCTGATACTTCCAGCGATTTAATATCGTACTGATCGCCAGGCATGAGCTTAACGTTCTGATAGAACTCGAATTCTAGTTTATAGTCAACGTATATTTTACCGGCTATTTGGTGGATGCCGTTCTTTTTTGCGTCCAAACCGGACGTTTCAGTATCGAAACTCAATATTTTAATACTCATTTTTTGTGATGTTGTTTTCAGTGAAGTAGTATTCTAGATTGGTCTTAGCCAGTTCCAGGTATTCTATAACGTTCTCTTCGCCGACTGCACACACCTTTTTAATCAGATTGTAAATATGCTTCCTTGTGGCAACAGCAAATGCGGATTCACTAGATTCGCCAGATAGAACCTTTTCAAGTATTCCACTCGCATGGTTAACCTTTGTCTTGTCTCGCTGATCTTTGGCATTATCTAAAATCCATTTAGCTGCTTTTTGTACTTCAACGCCTACCGGATCAACTTCCTCAATCATTTCGAGCTTTAAGAGAAAATCGTAAAGTATGCCTCCGTAATCCTGATGAGGAATACCAGACTCAAAAGATGAAACCATAGCATTGACAAGGAGCTTGTACCTTGATACCATTGAATCATATCTTGATGGCGGCAAAGCCTCTTTTTCTTCCTGCTTGTAAACTTGTGAGGTTTTTTTCATAGCAGGCTTCTTTGTGGATTCGATGTAATTACGAACCCATTGAAACCAGTTAGACGGGTTGAAAATTACTGGTTCGTCTTCTCGGGTCTTGTATAGTCCCTCTAATCCGTTATCGGTTGCAATATAAATTTCTCTCACAGTCAGGTTGGGAAATTTAAAAAAACCATCGATAAGTGTTTTTGATAGTATCTCATACTCAGGGCCTTCTTTTTTCTTCTGTCCTAACATAACAGAAGCTTTCAGCAAAATACTGTCAGCGGCCTTCGATGCCTGCATATTATTTAAATCCTTCAACTTTGGGTTATTATCGCTTGCTACGCTTGCAAGAACGATCTTTCGCTCTATCGGATTTAATTTACCCAAAACCTCCTGAGTGAATGGGGAATCTGGCACTTTCTGTAAATCAGTCATATAGAAAAATTTTCTTCGTCTTCTAAATATTGATCGTATGTCCTTACCAATCCTTTGTCGAGTAGATTTTGGCTTGCTTGCCTTATCGCAATGGCCGACTCAACTATTTTTCCTTGCCCCGGAGGTGAGTTGGTACTCTTTTTTACTTCAAATATTCCCTGCCAACCGTTTGTAATACTCTGGACTAACATTGCTACTGCTGTTTCCTCTGGAAAGCACGCAACAAGTTCTAGCTGTTTTTTCGCGGAAATCTCTGTGAGAGACTTTTTGGATTTTGACCTATATTCAACCCATTCTGTCCAAGTTTCTCTAAACTGACCATTAAATGGTAAATCCATTTTATTTGCATCAAACTTGGTACTTTTCCTAGCGGAAGAGCCCCCAACGCGATCAGCGTCATTGTTTGTATTATTATTAATGTTATGTTCTGTTATGTTATTCTTTATGTTAGAAGCGTTACAATCCGATGTGTAATGCGTTACAGTTTTTGCATCTTTCTGTTTTTCACGCAGTTGCAAAACTCTTTCCAAAGTTTTTTTTCGTTTTTCATTCAAACTTTCAGTATAATTTGCTAGTTTTTTACTGAAAGTTTCGCCATTATTTGATGAAATAATCTCTATTTTTTCCATAAAACACCAGCATTTGTCAAGTCTCTTCCCAACCCGAAGTTGTTTTTTTAGCACTACTGTCTTTACTGGCTTTTCCTGCGCAGCTAGCTTTTCCAGTGTTGTGTAAAAAAGGCCTAACCCCTCATATCCAAACTCCATGTACAAAAGTTGAATCTTTTCGTCGTCAAATGCTCCGCAGTAATGTGGGTAATACTTCATAACTGTATAGGGCAAAAATTAGGGAAGAAGAATTAAAGTAGCTCCTTTTATCTTAATGGTATCTACACGACCACTTTTCATCATCTTAAAAACTGCCGGTTGGCTCTTCTTTATCAGCTTCGCATACTCCGTCTGAGTTATGAGCTTTTCCCGGTTAACCTGTAATGATTCCATACTCAAATGTAGTTATATTTAATATCCAATCCAAATGGTAATTAAAAAAATAATTCCCCGCGCTAACTACTGTAACGCAGGGATTAAATTATGCCTCGGTGAGCACAATCGTAGGCCAGACAAGATATTGTAACAATTCCCCTTCGGAAGTGTCGGGAATAATCATAGCCGGGTCGCAGTGGCGGTTCATATTTATCTCAAAGTCGCCAGAAATAGTCTTCAAGCCCTCTTCAAGGAACCTCATGTTAAAGAATATGTCTAGCTCTTCAATCTCGCTCTGAATGCTCATATCCTGGTCTGATTTAGTATTCAGAACCGGGTTAGACGTCCTGACAAAGAGCAGATTGTTTTTAAATGTCAGGCTTACGCGGTTTTCTTTTGGGTCAGCAAATGGTTTTCCGCGCTTCAATAGCGTCCTGAATTCTTCCGCGTTAACCGTTGCTGTGCTCTGAAATGAAACTGGCAAAGCCTGCTTGTAATCCGGGTACTTTTCCTCTATCAACATCCCATAGGCCGACCAGTCGCCCATATCAACGCAAACCATTCTGTCAGATATTTGGAGGTCAATAACTTGGTCTATGTCTCCGATGTACTCCGAAATTAGCTGCATGAACTTTGACGGGAGTACGATTTTCATTTGCTCATCAGAACCCGAATACGCAGTTTTATATATTCCCATCTTAAAGCCGTCTGTACACGCAAATTCCATACTATCCTCATTGATCGTTATCGCAATACCGCAAAGCGCCGGGCGCATCTGGTCTGACGAAACGCAGTGAACAACCTGGTCAATCCCGCGCTGCAATGTTTGTGATGGAATTCTGATTGGTTCACTTGCTGACATTTTGGGAGACTTCAAATATACTGAACCGTCTTCACAAGGAATGTCGAATTGGCTGGTTTCGTGCTGCAATTCCATCTTGAATCCATATAAACCATCTACTATATACGTAATCGATACGGGGGCATTTGGAAGGCTGCCTAATACTTTTGGTAACAGGTCAAACGGAACGGCTATTTTAACCATCTCTGCCCCGTCAAGATCAACCTCTGACATTTTTGTTTTGGTGATCAGCGTCGTATTCAGGTCGGAGCCCGTAAATTTTAACGTTCCATCCGAAAAAGCCTCCAAAAGGACGCATTGTAAAATAGGGATAGTTGCGTTGGGATTTACCGCCCGGCCAGCAAAGTTCAAGCCTTTTAAGAACTCTTTGGAGTTGATTGAGAAATTCATCGTTTGATTTGTTTTATAATGTCTTCGAGCTGATATGGTGAGAAATTTTTAGACATTTCCGATAACGTATCGAAAAAGTGTACAATGTCCATTCTACTTGACATGATAACAACCTCTTCGCCAAACACTTTATAGGTTGCGTGAGCAATTTCAGTCTCAATTTTATCTTTTTCGAAAACAGCCTCATCTCTTTCTACTTCAAGATCATCAACTTCGATTTCTAAATCTTCTATTTTGTCTTCTTGTTCTGAAATTTTAATCTCCTGCGATTTGATGTGATTATCAATCGACTTTAACATTTTTTCTATTTGACTAGGATTCTCCATTATCTCGTTGTTTTAAATAGTTGTAGATTGTTTGCCTGGAAAGTCCGGTTGCTCGCCGGGCTTTATGTATTGCCTCGCCGCGCTTCAATCCTTCTGTCTGGTACTTGTCGAATACCGACAGTGCCTTGATTTTGTCTCGTGACCGGCGTTCCTGGCTAGGTGTTATCTGTTTCATTCTCCATTATGGTTGGTTTAGTGTACCACGGCAATGCAAGCGAGTCGTAAAACTTCCTGCACGCCTCTATTCTTACCTTTAACGCTTCGATCTTCTCAGGTTCAAACTGGAATTCAAACACTTTGATCCGGCTTCCGGTCGGGAGCTCCTCGATTAGGTCATTATTCCGGTCTATCTGCTCACAAGCTTTGATGTAATGCTTGTTAGACTCATCCCCGCCAAACTTATAAAACCAGCGCCTTTTTTCGCCGTCTAAGATGTGATCGGGAGTCTTAACGAGGCAATACACCAGTCGGTAGTTTTTCTTGCCTGTGAGCCACATGTACCCCTGCCCTTGCCACCAGTAGTTCCTTGCCAGATCCGACTCTGTAAAGGTTCGAAGGTTGAAGGAGGTTTTAACGTCCTCCACGTAGTCTTCATGCTTCAAAATAACGTCCGGCGTTCCGCAAACAAAGTCGTTTTTAAAGAACTCGCTGTTTTTCATCCTGAATTCTCCGCCTACTACTTTCTGAACGAGTCCCAATGAATCGTCCTCACAAATCATGCCTTTTAATAACTCATCCGTCATAAAATCTTCGCGGTAGCCGTATTCTCTTTCGAGCCACATTTGCCGCAAGAATGTTTCGGTCGTTTTTGAAAGATCCTTGCTCTTTTCCCGCGCGTCGGTCATAATGTCTCCTAGCCGACTACATCTGAATAGTACGTTGCTCATAGTAGATCTGGGTTATCGTGGATATTACCTATGACAATCGGTTTGTATGCATACATAAGTAGCTGGTGTGGTTGTAGCATATTTCCGCCAGGATAATAATAGAATGATCCTGAGTAAAATCCTACAACTGCATTTTCAAAAGTCTGTACAATACCACGACCAGTGTCAGAGCTGTCGTATTCGTGACATTTCAATATATCACCCTCGTAAATCTCAACTCCGTTCTTGTCTTTTAAGCCGGTGAATTGCATAATATGTACGTCATTCCATTGTGCAAGGGAGATGGTATTAAGTTCTCCCATAAGAGTTACTTCACCAATCAGGCTAAACCCGCCAAGATTAGGAATCTTGTACCCAAATAGCCATTCCTTTTTTACGGTATCGTAGGCTCTAAATTTTAATGGCCTCATTTTTTCAGTTCGTCAAGTTTCTCAGTGTAATTGTCCGTCAACCCTAATGCGTCCACGTGGTCGGCAACCTGTTTCAGTTCGTCAAGAGTCTTGGCGTTGTTGATATGATCCAGCACGCGTTTGGTTTGCTTTTCGGTTTCTGTTGCTGCAATGTCAACTCCGCGATCAGGAAAGAATATTTGATCAACCGTAGAATCTCCGTCTTTAATGGACTGTCCGTATCCAATTAGAATCTTGATTTCCTCGCCTTTTATCTGGGTTATTTGGCGCAATCCCAAAGCCTTTAAAATATCAGCCTCGCTTATCCCGTAAGCCTCAATCATTGCATCTACAACCTGCTTGCGACGCTTAATAAGCTTATTCTCGTCCGAAATATCGCCCACGATGAACTGTTGCGCCGCCTCGTAACCTCCTTGCCATAATGGTTTAGGCACTACCGCAAAGATCGAATTACGTCTTGCTATCGCGCATCCGGCATTAGCTGTAAGAATGATCATATCCTCACTGTAACGCTTTCCGTTTTTTCCTGTTATCTTTCTGATCACCTCTTGCCGAACTGCATAGTTTGTTTCAAGATCCCACGCTGTGGCCTGACACGTTACAGTTTTTTCGCCCACCTCAACAACTTTCGTCTCAACGCGGATATTTCCGTATGCCTGCGCTACGATGTTAGCCAAGTGCACGGACGGGCCCGTAATACTTTTACCCTCCCTGGGTACCGCATATCCGCACGCCGTCGCCGTATCCTTGTCCATTACGACAATGGCATTGATAGTTGCTTTCGCTCTGCTTAAATTTCGCGGAAACTGCCTGGCTGTTGCAACCTGGCTGTTTACTGCCGCCGCGTCTTGCGCCTGAACAGTAGATATAGAAATTACTTCCGGCTGCTCTTCTGTGAATTGCTGGTCAAACATAAAAATGGGATTGTTTAAGTGTTAATCGCTTTCTTTCAGGTCAAAATATTCCATCACCCGGTCTTTACCTATGTGATCAAGTATTGACTGCTCTTCAAAATGATAGACTATATCATCCAAATCGAAATGATCCAAAATGTCTCGCTTCTCAACCTGCGTAATCAATACATCGACGGTTTTGTAATTTTGAGGTTCAACCAATACGGTTTTTGCTTTTACCTGAATATCAAGTTCTAGTTTCATTCTGCCGATGTTTAAAGTGTAAGATTATCGAAGGGAGTACCCTGCGTCTCGGACGGATGTTCGTATTCCGCGTCTTCTCGTTCCTGAGCGGCTTTTACCTCTTCCGGTTTCAGGGCGCTGATCTCGGCAATGATTTGATCGACCTTTTCGGCGGTTAATGGAAGCCATAACGCATGGTAGTAAAAGTCAAAATCCTTCTTATCTCCCCGCCGTCCTATATCTCCAAAAACATCCACCTTCCCCACATGACCGGCATAGCTTAAAAAAGTATCATCCCCTTTCTCCGTCCTCTCAACGCAAAAGTTGAGCAGGCGATTAAGTTGTTTTGTGTTCATTTTTCCTCTTGTTTAATATCCGTTTCTTCTACATTCTTGAATACTCTCAATGGTCTTCTTTAAAGCTTCGATCTCAGACTCTTTATCTAATATTATATCGTTAATTATTTCAGACCTATTTTCTTCTAAAATCCTCCGCCTAACTTGCTTCCAGTTCAATCCTCTATATTCTGACCTATGAGGATAGCCACACATTGCATCCATAGTTTTCTGTCGAACATCAATCCATGAGTCATCGTTGGTTATTTCATCGGCAATCGTACATGTAAATTCATAAATAACCTCGTTAAAAGTCTTGTTAAGGTGATCTCGAAACTTGTCAATAATCCTTTGCGTCGCCAATTGACCCTGTTCTGATAATTCAGGATAAGAATGTCTGAACTCTGATAAATCTTCCATTTTTTTCATCTTGCTTAGTGATTTTCAAATGTACAAATTTATATAATATCTTGTACAAAATTAGACAAAAATATTATCAATAATTATTTAAAACTCCTTCCTGTCAAGCCTATCGCTCAACCTCTGCAACTTCTCGTCAATGGCAATCTGGATCTGTTCTTTTGGAAACATCATATTAGCCTGGGCGATCATTATGTTCACGTCCGCTATTTCCTCAATCAGGTTCGTGTAGTGCTTAACCTGCTTACCCCGGTTGAGGTATTTCTGAACAGCCAAAGACAGTTCCGTGCATTCCTCAGACAGCATGTTTGTCTGGGCTCTGTCTCCCCATGTGCTGATAGCTCTTTTGATTATTTTCTCATCTATGTTCATGCGTATTTGTTGGTTAGATAAATTTGACCCTTAGTGGTTATACGTGTTTGATGAAATAATTTTACTTTGTTGTTGATAACTTCTGATTTTTCCTTTACCTCAAAATACCCCGCATCTAGATACCTCTGAAACGGGAGGTTGTGGCGATTGCCGGAGTCGATCAGTATTTTATCGTCACGCAATGTTCTGTGAAATTTATTCGGGCCCCTTTTTATGCTTTTTGCGAATTCCGCTACGGTGATAGTATCGTCTGACATCAGCATAATTTCGGCAGCTTTTACTTTTGGGGCATCTTGATCAATTTTAGCCTGCAATAGCTCCTTTTCCTCTTCTGCCTTGACAACCATTAGGGCTAAATCCTTTCTGGTTAATTCTGGCATAATAATAGACCGCGATTGCTTTTCTCTTTCAATAAAATAAAGTCTAGCCTGCTTGCCCTTATCGCTCCGCTGAATCATACACACCTCCTTTGCCATATCTGTGGTAATAGCAAAATCGTCAAGATCTTGTTTCGCCAGGGCGTTAAAAACTTTACACCCTACGTAATCCAATTTCTCAACAAATCCGTAGGTGATCTGCCTGTCAAACCATGCAGAAAATCTTTCCGAAGCCCCCAAGTATTCATAGAGCTCTCTGGCTGATACGATGTCCTTGCCTCCCTCGCTTTTTGAAATCTTAATTAATTCTTCCATATAGAACATAAAAAAATCCCAGCTGTTCGGCGATTACGGCGCGTACTAAGCCAGGATAAAAATAATGTCTTCAATTCAACAGAGCCGTAATCAATGTTGATGCACTAAGTTATTACTTTTCAACTAAAATTCCAATACCAACGCCTGTTAAATATATCGACTCCATAGCATACGAGACTATTACGACGTCGTATAACTCATGTTTTGGCCCGAACCTCTCAACCATGTTGAATATGGGTGTCGTAAAAGTGGTTGCGGAGTAGTAACAGAATACGCCTGCTGCTATCCAGAACACCGGCCATTCCAATAGATTAGGTACTTTCAGTGTCATCGAGAGCCATGCGAAGAATATCAGACAGTAAGCGATCAGTAAGAAGCATTGCAGAGTGCCCGAAATTTTAACAACCTGATACATGCCTACAAGGTGAATGTCATAGGCGAACACGATCATAAAAGATAAAGACCCTATGGCTATTATACGTTTTGCGATATTATGCTCAATAGCCTCATAAAACATCCTGGAAATAAGGGAGTAGCTGACTAATACGAGCGTATTGTAAAGGAAAAGGTTGTTTTGTCCACGTGATGCCATGTAAAACATCACAATCTCAATTGCAAACTTAAAGCACAGGTAAATAAAAAAGTACCGCTCGATATGTTTCTTATAATCGAGTCGGTACCATAAGGCCAATAGTGGAACCAGCGTTAAAAACGTCGGAAGGTCATCTATCGGATATTTGATGAAGTGGTCTATCATAATCAGTTGCAACTATTTGGGCAGCGAACGGGAGGCGGATTCGGATCATCCATAATCTGCACCTCATCATCTTGTTCTTCGTCAAACTCGATATCGGTCGGATATGGCAGTTCATTTCCTCTGGCATCCACAGCGGTTGGTATGACATACATTTGCTCTCCTTGAATATCTTCGTTGTATCGGAGCGCCATTGTGAGCTTCAATCCCTTTGCGTCTTCGACAGATAGCAGTCGCTTGATGAACCTTTTCCCGAAGATCATAAATTCGAGGAAGTGCGGGTCTTGTGAATAGGAGTTGACGAAGTTTTGCTTTGAATCAATTTTCTCTTGATTGGTAAGCTCTTCGCCTGCATTTGGTCTAACGCGCATCGCTGGTATGTTTAAGTTTCCCCTAAATTATGCAGTATACGCGATATGGGAAAACCGGAAAGTAAGAACAATTGAGGTGGAACGAAATTTGTGTGATATTTAGGTTATGAAATTACAGATCGACATAAACATTAACCGGCGCAATGATGCGGTTGTAGAGTCGTTAGAAAAGTTGTATTCACTACTTAAAACTATAAAAAACACAATGGCAACAAAAGAACAACTTACGGCGGCATTTGACCGTATCCAGGCTGCACAGGCGGACATTGCGGGTGATATTCGCTCTTTAAAGGATCAACTCGAAAGTGCTGGCGTTGACCAGGCTTTGGTAGATCGCGCCGAGGCTATCGCTACATCCCTTGAAGGACTTGCAGGCGAAAACCCTGAACAGCCTACTGAACCTATTGAACCTGCCGACCCAACACAACCAATTGAGCCAGATTCTGGAACAGCACCAGACAGAGCCTAACTCTTAGCCCGGTTGATAGCCGGGCTTTCTTTTGGTTCATGGTGTTGGTTGGGGTTAAACGCTTTCACCTCTTAGGAGGGAATTAATAATTGATGCACATAATTCTATATTAACACGATGATCCGTCCCAAATATTTCATCATGAGCCTTGTAAAAAGCTCCCGCGCAGGCAAGTTGGCCAATACGATCCTTATTAATTATCTTATCCCTTGATGTATCATTCCAGTCCTTGGGCCAATCGTTTTCATCCATAATCAGACAGAAGTCGGCTGCTTGTAGCAACTGTTTTTTATCGTACCATTCGGGATTGTCTATTGCGTGTTGAACACTATACCCATGCTTGTTAATTTGCTCATCTCGCTCCTGCAAGATGTAATCCATGCCTGTTTTAATAATACCTTGTTCCATTTCCTTCCTGTTTAAGTGTTAATTACTTTCGGGGACTTCCCGAACGAGGTCGAAGGGATGTGGAAAATATGATTGATCATAAATACCACTTTTTGTATAAGTTTCCCCGTTTTCGTCTCCAAACTCGTGAATTAGGGCGGGGATATGGGATATGATTTTGGTAATTACTCCTTCTCGGTTCACAAATCTTTTCCCAACTTCCAATTTGATCTGTTCCATGTTACGGGGTGTTAATTACGGTGTTGGTGATTGAGTCGCGGTCAACGAAAGCTACATCCGTCCAATATCCATCAATAGGTTCCTGTACTATATCCGCTTTCGCATTCTCCGCCGCCCGATTCAACGCGTCCTGAGCGACTTCGCGGGCGTAATCGCGTACAGCCCGGAGTAAATCATTATCGGATAGCATTGGGGCGATATGCCTCATCTCGTCCTCTGTGCCAAAGATTTCTTGAAGATGTTGCTCGAATGTTTTCATTGCTGTTCGGGGTATGGGAGTGGTAGCTCTTCGATCAATTGCGTGGCCGGGAAAAACCCAGCAGAATCAAGCTCATACAACCCCTTAGAGATAATACTCGATTCATATCATTCACAGCCTCGTTCGCCTTGTGACGGGCGTACAGTTCAATTGCTTCCATATTGCGAGAGTGACGAAGTATTCCCGGACAGAAGAACATGAACCAGAACCAGCTCTTAAACCCATTCTTCTCAGCCACCTGCTGTTTCGCGTCCTCAAATGTGAAGTCTTTCATGTTGTTTTTATATTAAATTTTCGTACAGAAAACTGCATAGCCTCTTGAACTTTACTGAGCCTTTCTTTGGTCTTCGAAAGTTCTTCTGTATAACGATCAGCATCGGCCTTGTGACCCAAGTGAATAGATGTCTCTAAATCGCTTTCACAATATCCGATAGCTTCTTCCAGCCTTGATGCTGTATCAAACAATTCGTTAAAAATGATCGAATAAATTTCTCTTGGCTTCATTGATTCGCTTCTGCGTCTTTAACTTTTCTCAAAACATCCTCTCGTCTGTATTTTTCTATTTCTATTAAATCCATAACATCGCTTGTGTGCTTAACATTTATTACGTGTCCCTCCCGAAATTTAAGCGGTATGTCGATTTTTGATGCAACCGCAATTTTAAGAGTTGATGAAATGGCAGTAATAACATCATTTGTGCACTCTGCCATTATTTTAAAGTGTTCCATTTCCCAATCGTTTAGTTTATGAGTTTAACCCAACCAACATTCACCAATCCCTCGACCGAGTGACCCATGAATTCAACCGCAAAGCCCATTGATACCAATTCGTCGCGAATATGCAAGTGATTTATTCTGGTTATGCTCGTGTTGCCCCATGCATCGTTCATAGAAATTATCTTTCTCATGTGCACTGCGGTTTTATACTCGGTAGCGATATCCAAAAAAGCAGATATTCGAAGTAATTCACCATCAGTGATGGAGTCAATCGGCCTGAGATATAAAAAGGCTTGCTCCTGCTCTGCTTCTAATAGGCTGATTAGCGCGTTAGAATCCCATTCGACGCAGAATTCTTCACCCTGATCACCGCAATCGCAGCAGTTAAGGTACTGCGCAAAAAATCTCAGCCTGAGTGAGTCGTTTAATTCTGCTTTCATCTTAGTGGTGGGGTTAATAGGTCATGGTTGTCATGAATGTTCCCGATTACAGTAAGCGACGTAGAAGCATAGGAAGGGTCAATCGTTTCGTACTCGTGCCCTTTGAGGTACTTCACGACCTTTTCGCTTACCGGTTTCAATCCGAAGTTTGCGTAGTCAGTGAATGCCACTTCGAAGATGTCTTCCATGATGTACTCTTGGACCAGGTCGCCTTCAAAAACTTCCTTGCCCTCCCTATCTTTTAGGCCGGTGTATTGACCTATTGTTTCATGATACACACGGAATGTATTGAACTGGTTTTGGTTCTCGCTATTTCCGAATCCAGATATCTGGTCAATTTCACCTCTATCTCCTAGCCCTATCAGTCCGAATACCCATTGTCCTGTCAATCTTCGCTTTCCTCTGAATTTTATCTCTCTCATCTCCGTCTATTTAAGGTTTTTCAATACTTTGACCTCTTCGGCTTAATACCCAGCCACTCTCGGAATGTCTCTACACAATCTGACGCTAAATAATCGCGGTAACGTTGCTTAGAATGATGGTTTTTGTCCTTCGGAGGCTTATTATTGAACGTGTCCAGGTATTTTACCGCTGATGTTGGATGACACGGGAGTGGAAATTTGGATTTCTCTTCGTAAAAAACGACCCCAATATAGTGGCCCATATCCTTTGTTATCACTCCTTTTTTGCCACCTACGACTACTTCTCGGTGCATTTCAGCAGGCACGCCGTAGTATTGCCTTACGTATTCGAAATTCATGGTATTTGAGGTTAAGGTTTTTCAATGCGATTGACTTATTTTACTCTTGAAGTGTACGTGTTGCTCAATCCACAAAAACGCTGTTAGGATGAGACTAGCCTGCTCAATGGTATCAACATTGTGCGGCATAAGCGTTACGACTCCATCGCGATCATAGGAGTGGTCTAAATCTAGTCCGCATGCATTCCCAGGTACTGAAATATGCTCTGGCCCCCACTCACCCCAATGGATTTTAACCCCAGGCAATTCAGGATGGAATCGGTGATCTTCCAACCATTGTGGAGACATGTTTTTCATTGCTTCGTCAACCTGCACCTGGTTTAATGCTGTTTTGGCTACGAGCTTCTTCCATTCAGGATAAAGTTTGATTGCGAATCCACACCCTGACATTCGCTTAGTATCGGGATTCCATCGTTCTATTCTATACATGGCATTTAAGGTTTATCAATTTTTCTAACAGTTGCGTACCATATCCACGGGTCACCCACAAATACATCTAGTCCGTATTTATCCAGAAAAACATTTTCCCAGTTGTTGTTTTCTGTCACATCTCGGCTATCAATTGCTTGGCTCAACTTACACACCTTCACCTCCAACACTTCCAGCCACAGGCGGCAGGCAGATTTGGGCATCAATATTGGACTCTTCCATCCGTCGTGGGCATAAGGATCAGTGTATGGTTCCAAATGATCGGCATGATAATAATACCGGTTGTATTTATGCCGAAGCACAAAGGATTCCTTACACCAGAGAATGTCACCAAATCCCCCAAATGGGCTTTGCTCAGAAACATTATCTTCGCAATTCTGTCTACGAATTCCAAAGCGATCAACAAAGTCATAATGATCAGCAAACTTTATTACAGGCCCGCCGATGCAGTTCAAAACAGTACTACTTTGTTTGTAATTAACCTCTTTCGGTAACGATGACCAATGGTGATGATGTGTCCTTACTTTTACCGGCCTGCACAGGGCAGTCATCCGACCATCCAGCAAAAGCGGAAGCTCAGATTTTGTAGGGTAGAAAGGCTGACTTTTCATGCGTGAACAGTAGAAATATTTCTTCTCAGTCCTTGCTTTGTCCATTTAAGGCCAAGGGCTTCCCAAACGGCTTTGCAATTGGGGATCATGTGCTTTTCCTTTCCTTCGTAATCTACCTTTATAAAAAGCGATTCAGCTTTTTCTTCGGTGATTGGCATATTTCCTTCCGAATCGTGGTATCCCGGAACGTATCCATGGTATACGCCCGACATCTCTTTGGAGAAATGATACCCTGCGTCGTCCGGCCCCCAAAGAGTTATGTATGTATCCCGCTTGCCGGTATGCTTCATTGAAACAATCCTGAACACTTGATCGGTATTTATTGAGTCTTTCATCTTCTTTCAGTTTGTGGTAGGTGTCTTGTTGAGTTCAGCGATTAGAGCGTCTGCGCATAGTACAGAATTTGCAGCTATATCTGCTGGATTAGCATTTCCGTATTTGGAAATGTTTGCTTGCATCGCAAGACCGGCGTAGTACTGCCTCATTGTCATTCCTGTTGGTTGTTTATGCGGCTCTTGGTTTTCGCTGGATTGTTGTGCTGCCCTAGATGGGTCGGGGAAAGCCGGATCATTCGGTTCTGTTTTCATTTCTTTATCCACTTTATCTCTATGTAATTGTCAGCCCAGTCTTTTACTATCTCATCAATCTCCTTCTCAATCTGATCTTCCGTATCATCATCGTCAAATTCAAACTCGAAGTTTTGCTCCCTGCTCATGTTGGTGTATCCGATTCCAAGGGTTGCTTTAACTTTTACTGTTTTCATCTTATTTCCGTTTTGTTGTTAAGTATTAGTTTACTTTTTGTTTTTATAATAATGCATTCCGTGTCTAATAAGCCATGACATCGCATGGTAAAATGCATACTCGGAATCATCCGACATTACACTCTCCTTATAAATTAATATTCTACCTTCTTTGGACTCCTTCGAGAAGAATTTAATAGTCCATAAGTGCGAGTAATTTTCGGGACGTTCCTCTGATTCTACCTCAAATTCAAATTCTGTGTAATTTACCTCGTTACCTCCCATCAGAAGTGTTTTGAGTACGATTTGGTATGGCAATCCTTCTATGTACATATCTTAATTTGGTTTAATTGTCGTCATTGTGAAATAGAAGTTAAGAGCATCAGCCCCGTTTAAGCCTTATGTTTGTTATCCGCTTTGCGATTGGGAAGAAAACCAACCCGCCCTTGTGAGGGAACAACTTACCTTTAACATGAGAAGCGTCAATCTCACAACCTTCTGATTGTTTCAATAAACCACGAGAACAGCCGTAAAAAATCGGCGCTGACGTGTATTTTGAAACTGACTGCTTCTTCCTATAACTGCAAGCCGTAGAAATCGCTACACCGGCCAATTTCGCTGCACACTCGTTCGCAAACAGTAGATCAAATGCTCTTAAATCTTGATTCCTGATTATTTCACGTTGTCCGTCGCGCTGATTGGTTACAGCATAGCCTTTAACTTTGGCTCTTTGGTGCTTTTTGTACCTCTCCGCCTCTAATTCAAGTAGGAAAGCCCGGAAGTAAGATATTTTTTTAAGTGTAAACCCTATTAATTGTGCGTCTGTAATGGAATAGTAAGTTTGCCTTGCGCTAGGGTTGCTGAAAAGATTTCGGTGACCCACAACGCGGTAATTTGTGGCTGTTTCTTTCCTTACAAATCCGCGCTCTACTAACTGTTTTAGCAATGCAGATCCTGCGCGGTGTTTAAGGCTTACTGATTCCAGGAAAACGTTGATTTTGAAACCTCCGGCGGTTTCTCGTGTGGCTCTACGAATCAAAAGGTACGCAAGATAGCACCTGCCTCTGTCGGAAGACTTTAACTGTTCAGTGCTGATTTGTACGTAGATTCTATTGTGATTCATTTAGCCCGTGGGTTGTGGGCTAAAAATGAGTTAGCCCAGATTCAAGCGGCGGTCTGGTGAACCATCGAGCGAGTGGACGCGCTCTAACCGCCCGAATCCGGGCTGTAATATCTATCCACTTTACATCAAGTTTACCAGGCTTGACGGCTCTCTTTCGAGCAAAACAAAATTAATGCTTTTTTGTGAAAGTCAAGTGTTGGTTGGATTATTTTTTTCTGGATACAAATGTATTTCAACACTGAACGACACAGAACCGTCATCATAGGTAGAACTTCTGAAATGAATTACCTTTTCAACCCCTAATCGATCAATCTTTGCTTTTAGGTTGCCCCAAGGAACCTCGTTTGATTTCTTGTACCCCATAGAGTAAACTTCTTTTTTCTTTCCCATTTCCGTCTTATTTAAAAATTCCAGTAAAAAGGTCAACAACAACGCCTACTGCGATAATGAGAAAGCAAAAGATTGCCAGGTAAGCGAATCCTACTCCTGCCGCGTTGTTTCCGCAAAGGATTGCAAGTATCAGCAGGCATACCATCGCCCGGAGCGTGTATCGGTTCATTTGGCTCATGCTTTCCAGTCTTTGTAGTCCCTCTCTGTAAGCTCAATAATATTCACTATTTTAACCCAATCATGGCCGGACTCTTTAAAATCACGAGCAATCTGAGATTTGGATATATATCCACCATCGCAACTCATATCCATGTGACCTTCGTAATTGGTGTAGTCTTTGCGAGACTTAAAAAAAACTATAAAGTATCTCATTTCCGTGTAAGTTTTAAGTGAATGCCGAGAACCATGCCGATCATTCCAAGTGCTACGCTGATGTATACTGTCGCCCAAGTTGTGAAAGGAAACTGCCATACTGTTGCTTCAAGCCATATCATAAATAGCGACGCAATCACTGATCCAATCGACAATCCCATTGATCCGAAGAATATTTTGTCTGATGTGCTCATGATTATTTTGATATAATGTTTTCCTGATGCGACCACCATTTCTCACCTTTCTTGTTAGGCGTTCCATCCTTTTTAAGCCACACGCCAAAGTATCTCATCATCGGGGTGTTATTAGCAGCCATGTATGGCTCCATTTTCTCTATTCTGATCGTGTACGCGTGATCCGTAACCAAGTCTCCTATTTTGTAGGTATTGTTGTCAATAGCGCATTGCCTTGCTGCATCACCCTTTTCTTTGTAAGCCCTGTCGCTTATTTCACGATATAGCTTTTTATATTCTTCAACTGTCATTGTGCCGGTATTACTTCAATCTGTGAAACATCGATCCCCTTATGCTGCGCGTAGGATTTAAGAAGCTCGTCGTAAGTTACTTTTACCGGGTCTGGCCTCCTAGCCTCTTCAACAAAGCACAAAACCCCTGTTAGCTTATCAAATACATAGTGCCCAGTACTTACGGAGGGCTCAATGTAGTATCCAGTACAGTAGTGCTTACCGTTATTGAAGCAAATAACCAGATCGCCCGTCTTGAATTTGTCTTTTTGTGGTTCGGAAATGATCGACTCCGGCTCGCTGCTTGGATTCTTCGATATGGTTCCTCCTGATGGGAAATTTGGATATCCCTTTGCTTTCTCGGCAGATACCTTTAACGCTTCTCTGGCTATTTCAGCTACTCTGTCTGTGAACTCCTTTATGGTCTCCGGGTTGACCTTGAATGGCTCTTGTGAGTGAACTTTCGGCTTTATAATGTCCGCTATCTGGTCGAAAAAAGAAGTCGGTTCGGGACTTTTCTCCGCCTTTGGTTTTGTGAAATACTCAGTTAACTCACCCACTGTTGCTTTCCTGAAATTTGGACCATCATCGCTTTTGAGGTACATATATCTCTTATCTGAGTATGGCTCTGGGTATAGAAATTCGTCATCAACGTGGTGTACCTTGTATAAGCCCTCAAATTCAAGCACTGTACTGCCCTTCCATAAGCAAACCGCCCACTCACCTGGGCAGAACTCATCCCCCTGACTCATTGCCGCAATTGCAAGGAAAAGGTCGGGGTTGAATTCAGGGATGTGAGTCTCAGCACAATTGCTTGTAGGTGCTGAGAAATAACATCCATTAGGTGCCGCTGCCCAGTTATCAACTACAATATTGTTCCCCTCGTGGAACCGTTGCGGCTCCATCCAGAAAGGCTTTATTCCTATTGAATACAATTCCTCTTTAAGGAATTCGTCGAACTGACCTTGATTGCACGGCATGCTAACAGGCTGCTTAAATTTCCTTTCCATTTTTCGTCTCGTTAAGTTGATCAATCAGTTTGTCAGCGTTTTCGCAAATGTTGTTAACCTCTTTGTAATTCAGGTGTCCCATGTATGCGGCTACGCACATTGAAACAATAAATATCGATATCGGTATCATACTCGGGAGGTGATTTCGGTGAGGAAATATTCGTAGGGCTCTGACGGGAATAACTGAGCGCCTCCCGATAGTCGGATAACCATTCTTCTTTCGTCTTCTTCCCCGAACGAGATCACCGAATCAACATGAAATGCTTTTCTGCATCCGTATTTGTCAGTGTACTCGATGAATCTGCTTTTCTTTTCCATGTTAGTTTTCGTCGGTTAGTGTTTTCATAGCAACAAAGTACAAAGCCGCAAATATGCCTGGCCCGACCAATACAGCCACCCCTCCAAATAATAATACGCAAACCGGCATTGAAACTATGACCAATAATGATGCAGCTAAGTACTTTTCCGACTTCGTGAGATTTTTCATTCCTTATCCGTTTTGTTTTGATAGTTAACGATAGCCCGGTCGAGCGTTTCGGCTTTTTTCTCCCATCCGTTGTAGATTTTGAGAGCTTCGTTTGAGGGTACAAATGTGATCTTCCTCTTTTCGCTGTTCTTCGGCGTTCTTCCGCCAGTTTTTTTGCCTTTCATAGATTATTTTGGTGTTTACATGCTTCAATAAGTGATTCGGTGTCCTTGTAAACTGTTAATAGGCTTTTTAGTAGCCAATCAGGAACAAGATCGAGCCTTCCTTTGCCGATTTGCTTTGTCATTGTTGCGACCGAATTTTGAACCCGAATCCAACTTGTAGATGTTTCCGGTGTTTTCATATCGAGCCAATCCATGTAAGCCTCATAATCCACAATATATTCGGATTCAACGTGGCATGATTTGCATAGCAAATGCAGGTTGTCAACTCCGTCACCACCTCCCTTAACTTTCGGTACAATATGACAGCGCTCAGTACCTCCTTGATAGCCACATGCGAAACACACCGATTGAATCATCTTTGGGGTGCAGTTATCTTCGTAGATAGCTTCCATCCAATATTTATCATTTTCAATCAAATCATTTGCCCAATAGGATAATATTTGAGCTTTTGAAGGCATATTTCTTTTGCACATGCTCGTTTCGTTTAAGTGATGAATCAAAGGTATTGCAATTAGATATATAATGCAAGCATTTAGATAATTATTTTTCAGAATTATTATTTTTTCGCTTAATTCGCCTAAACAACCTGAAAAAGATCATACGATGAAAAGCATTCTTCTAACATTAGTGTTCGCAATCGCTTGCATAGGAGTGCAGGCTCAAACATCAAAGGCGTTTCCGTTAAAGTCGGACGTAGCCGGTAAGACATCAACGCAGGCAAAAGCGGATACGGCAGTCAATACGACCGCTAAAAGCCAGACGGCAGTAATTCCCGGTTATTGGGCCACTATTTCAGTTCAGGTCGATCTCACAAGGATATCAGGCACCACGGCAGGTAAGCTTTACTACGAAGGATCGTTGACCGGATCAGGCGTATATGAGAAAGTGGATTCGCTGACACTCGCCAACGTCGCGGCACAATCAAAGGTATTTAATTCCACGCCAGGTAAGTTTGTATATTACAGGGTTCGCGTGGTTCCGACAGGTACGCAGAGCACTTCATTCCGTAGTCTCGCAGTAGCCAGAAAGCAATAATTCTTTTCCGTCTTGTTTAGATTACTTCAAACCGGTTGTTTTTTAATGGCCGGTTTTTTATGTTTGTACGTCAGGTGTAGGCAACCAAGCATTCTTGTCGGATCTGACTTGTATCAGATTGTTTCGTTTGCAGAAGAGGGGCCATAGACGAATGGGTATAATTCGCCTGCTTTGAATAGTAGGAGGTAGCTGGTTCGAGTCCGGTTGGCCGCGCGCCTAACCTGACAACATTTTAACATTAACTGTTATGGCTGATATAATCTTAGTATAATGTTCAAACTCCGATCACTCGAAGAGCTAACCAAGTATGAAAGAAACCCCAGAAAAATTACTGAGGTAGATTTGGCAAAGCTGATTCAGTCAATTCGTGATAACGGGGAGTATTTCAATGCCAGGCCGCTGATACTTTCGGATAGAACCGGAGAATTGGTTATTATTGCCGGGAATCAGCGATATGAGGCGGCTAAGTTCTTAGATATGGATGTAGTGCCAACTTATCTCATATCAGGGCTTACAGAGGAAAAGGAGAAAGAGATTTTAGTTCGCGATAACGTTTCCAATGGCGAATTTGATTGGGATATGCTCCACAATGAGTGGGATGAGATGCAGCTTAATGATTGGGGGTTAGATATTAAATTTCCCGATCCGACCGTTGAAGAAGAGACTCCAAGCGGATCAACTGAACTATCGGACACGACAATAAAATTGGAGTACACAGCAGAAGACTGCGAAAGAGTGAGGCAACACCTGGCAAAGATAAGTTCAACGCCTGAACAGGCAGTTTGGAAGCTATGCGGGTTTAATTGACATTGGACGCGGAATCGTCCGTAAATAATAATTGGCTGGTGGTATTGCCGTAAATACCTAGTTTTTAAGCAGTGAACGAGCAGTGAGATGAATCCCGATGAGAAATCTTACAATGTCCAGAATCTAACGCCATTTCAAAAAGGAGTATCAGGTAATCCGACCGGGAAGAGGGGAAAGAAGAATAGAAGTACAATTATTAAGAAGTGGATGACGGCTCAATCAACAGGGAAAAACCCTGTTACTGGCCTTGAAGACACACTTTCACAAGAAGATTGGATCATTATCGCAATGATCGGACAGGCCAGAAAAGGCAATGTCAGGGCTGCCGAATTTCTACTTGATGGCAAGTACGGCCCACTACTCAAACTCGCAGCATTAGGACAAACAGGCAACCCGGACAATGAACCGGTGAAAGATAGCTATATCTCATTCGAGATTGTAGATCCCAAATTTGAAGAAATAACCGATCTGGAAATCAGTGCAAATCAGTAGGAAACAGGCCGAAGCCTTGCAAGTGATGTCCGACCCGAATATATCGGCAGTGCTGTATGGCGGGGCGATAAGGGGCGCTAAAACCTACCTTCTTGGACTTAGCCACGCGATCCGGGCCTTATCTTTCCCTAAATCAAGGTGGACATTAATGCGTAAGGATACGCCGCGTATTACCACCAACCTACTACCTTCAATATCCAGTTGCTACTCACAGCCTGAGATAGCAAGGCATATCCGCACTTTCAACCAAAACAAGCTCGAATTTCACTTTAAGAACGATTCGATTGTAAAACTGTTTCCTGAATCGTTCGATCAGGACAAGACGTTATCTAGATTCTTGGGCCTTGAAATGAATGGGTTTGCCTTTGATGAGCTCAACGAGTTTCAAGAAATCACCTACGAGCAGGCTTTTGTTCGTGCCGGTTCGTGGCTTAATGCAGAGCCAAATAAGTTTGGACATGACCCAAAGGCTTCGGTAGACGCGTCCTGTAACCCGAATAAAGGATGGGTAAAAGACAAGTGGTATGATCCGTGGAAGGACAACGGCGGCGTGCACCCCAACCCAAAGTGGAAGTATATCCAGGCTAGAATAACAGACAATCCGTGGGTTAAACCGGAATTGTTGCTGCAATTGAAGAACAACATGACTCCGATCAACTATCAACGGTTTGTTGCCGGTGATTGGGATTATGTAGAGCGGCAAGGGCATGAATGGCTTTATCAGTTCAATCATAATCAACACGTGCGGCCCGTAGAATACGACAAATATGCACCAACCTATCTGACCTACGACTTTAACGTTGTGCCGTACATGACAATGCTCGCGTTCCAGGTTAAGGAAGAGAACGGGTACTGGTACATGCGTTTTTACGATGAGTTCTGCATGGAGCACCCTAAAAACAACTCGCGTGATACTACGCAGGAGTGGGTGAATAAATACCCGAGGCAATACGGGAATGTACCTGTGTCTTACTGTGGGGATAGATCAGGAGAGAACAGGGTGCCCGGATTCGGTGAAGATAAGGCGTTTAATGAAGTCCGGCGGGTATTGCAGCCATATCTTCACAACGGAAGCGACAGAGTGTTTAAAAGGCAGTTCTTCAACGAGTTTATCAGGACAATGCTCAACGATGCATTATCAGGCGTTTTGCCTATTGCAATCCAGATAGACCCCAAGTGTAAGAACCTGATTAAAGACATTCAAATGACGCTGGAAAGTAAAGACGGCGGGTTTATGAAGGAACGGGCGGTGTACGCTGAGACTCAAATTCCTTACGAAAAAAACGGTCACTGCGTCGATGCAATGAAATACGGTTTTCTTTCTGTATTTTCGGATGTTTATTTGAAACAATACCATAACAGGCAGTATTAATGAAAAACCTTCCAACTTTTGATGAGAGTTACTTAATATATCACGACGACGATCATAGTAAATCTGAATCAAGGGTATTGCTTGATAAGATAACCCATATAGAAGGTTCAGAAACCGGGGCCGGGTCTGCCTATTCCTTAGTCTATGTGGAAGGGGGTAAATGGGTTAAAGTTTACGGAAAGACCCATGAAATAGCAGACGTCCTGTCCAATGCTTTGGATAAAAGAAAAAACAAATCATTCTTTGGAAGGATATTTAACACCAAATAAATGATCACCGTAGAGCAAGGTTTACAAATATTAAAGCCCTTTGTGGACTCACAGGGCAGGCACCCGCATTACGAACGCACGGTTGATAAGCGCAAGTTTTACGAATCATCCATGACAGGCGACGGGTTGGATGAATACCTCATACATTTTGAGCGCAGGGAAACGCTGGAACAATTGGGGTTAAGAAAGAAGATCACCAACCAATGCGTTACACCTCCTGTTAACGAGGCGAGCGTCAAGTTCTCCAAAACCAGCCGTTATCCAAACATCAAAAAAGACCTGTACTATTTAACCGATACTGACAGGATTAAAACCTTGCAGGAGGCGCTAAATAAGTTCTGTTTTGAGGGTGATGTGCAGGAGTGGATTGCGATAAACTACGACCGGCGCGGCCTGATAGACCCGAACTCGTTCCTGATCATTGATTTCAAGAGCTTTGACGTTGCACAGAACGAAAGGCCGGAGCCTTACGGGGTGTTCGTTCCTTGTGACGATGTGGTAGACTTCGAATTCCTGCCTAACGATGAGCTCAATTACCTGATCATCACGCGTCCCTATATTTTCTACACTCAGGACGGAGACAGGGTTGTTCTTACGGATTACTATTGCTATTGCGGGGATGATATCATTGTGCTGGAAGAATACCATGAAGAGCGCAAAATGATGGGTGAGCTACTTCCTGATGTTGGCGTAAGTGACTATTACATTTATACGCTATCTTCAAAAGCCGGGCAGGTTCAGGCGTTCCCGATGGGGTACATTAAAGACCCTAGCACAAATTATAAAACCTTCATATCGCCTCTCGATCCGGCAGAGCCCGTAATACGCGACCTGATAAACGATAAATCAGAATATGACCAGACAAAACGGTTTCACGTGTTCCCTCAGAAGTATCAATTCGTGGATAACTGCCAGGGTGAAAGCGAGTACATCACGTGCGATTCGGGATGCAGGCCAGACGGGGCTAAGTGTAAGAAATGTAATGGAACAGGATTAGCGCCAATTCATACGAGTAGTTCTGACGTATTGACATTTAGAATGCCCAAAGAAAAGAATGATTATTTCATTCCTTTGGCCGACATGTCGCATTACAGTAAGCCGGAGATAGAGATTATCCAGCACTTGCGCGAAGACATCCAAAACGGGCAGCGGGAAATACTAAGGGCAATATTTACAGCCTCCACCGCTAAGAAGCCAAACGGAGGCGTAGATATTGAGGAAACAGCAACAAAGACCGTTATTACAGTAGACGAAGAAAGCAACACGCTTTTGCCTTACTGTTATCACAAGGCCAAATGCTACAAGTTCATCATCAAGCAAATCGCATTGTTCAACGACATTGCGGACGGATTGGTAATTGAATTTGAATATCCCAAATCCTTGCGCCTGGAATCGGTGGAAGAACTGCAAGACCTGCTTTCACGCATGGTGTCCGCTGGTGCCCCTTCTGCTTTGATCGATGACATTGAGCGTGAAATATTCGTTAAGCGATACATTGACGACCCGAAAGAACTTAACAGGATCGAGATTTTCAACCTTCACAGGCCGTTCAGGAACCGAAAAGAGTCAGACGTTCAGTTTGCCATTGGTCAGGGCATTGTTCCGAAATGGAAACAGGTTGCATGGGCGAACTACGAGGCTATCGTTGCCGAGCTCGACGAAGACGAATCGTTCTTTAAAAAGAAGTTTGCCGAGCGTGAGAAAATGATACGCGTGATTGCCGAGAAAATGGAAAAGGAATTGGAGCCGGAACCGGTTGAGGGCTTCTTGAATGGTAAGGCACAGGTGGTAACGCCCAATTTAAACTAGACCCCTCATTATTCTAGGAGATTTAACGTAAAATGCTAAATATGAATCCATTACGATTAGTTAGAGTTGTGGCCGAGTGCCAGACACAGGAAGGCAAGGAAGTTGGTGTTTTTGTTGGAGAGGAAGAGGCGATGGCTTACACAGAATTCTTGACAATTTACATCAATCCAAGCATGGTAGACAGCATTGCCCCGGCTTACGATCGATCCAAATCTGTTATTTACATGAGGTCGGGAGATTCATTCGTAATGAGTGGAAGCCCTGATGAAGTGTATTCGGAGCTAGGTAAATTATATCAAGATCTGTGACAGAAAAATCCATAGCCGAGCGTATTGAGGCAATACTAGCCTTGCAAAAAGCCTTCGACCTGCGCGTTGAATCGGCTGAAACCGCTTTGCTTATTGATACACTGGCTTCATGGGTGAGCATGCAAGAAAAGCTATACCCGGCGTTTACTAAGCTATGGAAGCAGTTCCTTGAAAAAGAGTACATTCCGCTGATCGAGTCGTTTATTGCCGATATGAACAAAATTATCGAGCTTAATGAGGCTTATTTTAACGCGGAAGTGCCAGCGGCGGGGATGCTGGAAAGATTAGGTGTTACAACAACTGGCACAATCATTCGCGAGGGCTACGTACACACTGTTTTACAGGATCAGACCGTAAAGCGCGACTTACAAAAGTTCATTTCGAGCACCAAGCAGCTTAAATTTGATCAGAAGGTTAAAGAGGACGTTACAAAGCTGATCAAAGGCGAAAAGGCAAAACCGGCAACTAAAACAACGCCTGAAATACCGGAAAGGCCCGGCGTGATCAAGAGGTTTACCGATAATACGGTTAAGGACACATACAACGAGGCAGACCGGGTTATCCAGCAGGCATATTCAGACGTTCATTTTCTTGACGCAGGTATGTACACAGGTGGTTTGGTAGAGAATACCCGCCCTTTTTGTAAAGAACGCAACAGGCACGTGTTTTTGAGGTCAGAAATTGCATTATTTGGGACTCCCGAAGATAAATTCGGCGGATATTCTGATAAGTCAATCGGCATGTTCAACGGAAAGCCAAAAACCGGGTACGATCCTTTTACCATGTGCGGTGGTTACAGGTGCCGTCATCATTGGTCTTACCTTGCTAACGAATACGCGGTAAGGATTGATAAGACGCTTGAAGAAGTTGACGGTAAACTAAGGAGGATATGAAAATATTCAGGCACTTCAAATTAGGCGATTGGCTGTTTATCCTTGTCGAACTCTGCTGGATTGCGTGGATTATAATAGGGCTTGCGAATAAACCATAAACAAAAAACGCCTGAGTCATAAACCCCGGCGTTAATGTACAATCCCTCCAAATAATACTTGTGCTTGAACGCGATAAAAATATGAAATTTTGTTTGTGTATCAAAAATTATTTTATTTACGACAATGGCAAAGCAACATCAATTAACAGAACTGGTCTGGGCAGAGAAAGACGGACACCAGCGCCGACAGTTTACACGTCAGCAGTTGAATGCGATGGGTACTGATCCGAGCGGCAACACTTACGACGGCTGGAAGATCACTCAGGCGGCCAAGGAACCAAAAGAGGTGACAGCGGCGAAGGCTAAAACAAAAGCCTCTACTGCTGATCAATCAAAAGGACATGATGATCCAGGCCCAAAAGGGGAATTAGGCCCGACCGGAATAGCCGGAGAACAAGCAACCAAAAACGACACAGATAATGGAACGCAAACCGTGGCAACAGAAGGCGGGAACGCAGACAGTTCAAAAGATTCCGGTCAGTAGCGGCCCGATCCCTCACAAAGTAGGTAAGGGAAC